TACTAGGCTGTAGAACGATAGAGCCCTGTCTAATGGTATTGTCTTGTAAAACATCTGTAGTCATAATTTACCTCTTATCTTACTTGGTTGGAGCCACGATATACTTTTTTAATCTCATTATTGCCATAATAAATAGCGCTGATTGGAGTATCGCCTATGTAAGTTGGATTGGTTTCATAAGCAGCTGCCTTATACACTATGTTTATGTCATTTATGTCAGCAGGAACATAATTGGGATCATCAGCTTCTTTTTCTGCTTTAGCTAAAATGTCTTTGTATTTTTCAGTCATAATTAAGTGATAAAATATAGGGTAGTTGGATTTTTAGTAGTTAAGGCATCATAATCACCTGAGCCTATAACAACAATATTATTAACTCCACTAGCACCAGTGATGCCGTCAGGTACAGAATAAAGGTTTGTGCTAATTTCGAGTTCGTTAGTTCCTGTGCTATAAACTAAGGAGATACCAGTACCAGCAACAACATCACCGTTAAGTTCATTTTGATTAAGGTGTGCTAACCATCTATGGGTACCGCCTCCGTCGAAGGTACCAGCCACATAATAACATTCAATAGATTCTCCTTTTTTCAAAATAGTTTGAGCATTATTAGTTAATGATGAATCTAAAAATATTCTGTTGTTAGAACTTGCACCAGTGGAGTTGTGTTCTAAGTTAACTACATTACTACTAATATTAATTAGTGTAAATCTATCATATAATTTTGAAGAAGCATCGGTCGGCGGAAGAATACCCTTAATAGTAGTGTCAGCAGCTGGATTGATACGAAGAATATTAATTTTATCGGTTGAACCAGGGTTTAGGCTGCCTACATCACCGCCACCATAAGTGTAATCATACATCACATTTCCATCAAGCAATCCTATATTATCATTTTCTTTTATTAGCACTCCAGAATCTGCGCCGTATATTAAATTACCAGTTTCAACATCTACTCCTAAAGCGTATGTGGTTTCTGATTCATCAACAAACTTTAGGCTATTATTGCTAAGATATAAGTGTCGCCATTTTCTTTCAGCTGTGCCAAGATCAAAAGTGGAATTACTATAAGGAATTAAATTGCCGCTAACAAAATATGTGCTAGTAACAAGATTGCCACCTAGAGTTGGATCTGGATCTTCAGATAGGGATTGTATGCCGCTACCACCACCTCCACCACCACTCGTTGCTACGGCAGTACTAAGTGCGGTTATATGACCATTACTATCTAGTGTAATATTCTGAATAAAAGTATTGCCAGTATTACCGTTAGAAGATGAAGCAGCACTGATGGTTGGGTGGGCGTCAAGATAACCAGCATCATTAACTAATTGACTAATATTATCTCCAGAAACAAGCACTTGGTTCCCACCGATATAAACATTACCATTGCCGCTATCGTAGACAAAATCTGGTGTGCTTCTTAAACCCATAGCGTTTGTATCACCAAGAGCGCCAATATAAGGTATTCCGCTTAAGTTCGCATAACCATTAATAGATTTTACATCTCCTCCACCCAGCTTATGTTTGCCAAGAAAAACAAGAATAGTACCATTCGATGGGTGGGCTGAGATTACATGGCCAATAGATGTTGAAAAATTTGGAATTGTTGGAGCGGTGTCTGTAAATTCTCCAGAAGTAGTGGAAAGAAAAATTTCAGCTCCTTGAGCTACCCCCGAAGTTACAACATTTCTAACAAAACCAAATGTTGTTATATATCCAAAACTAGAAGACTCAATATCGTGAGTAGCTACTCCAGCAACATCAGAATTATCTTCACTATCAGCTGAAGCCAATACAATAGTAGGAGCTAGGCCATTATGAGCGCCATTAATTCTCACAACAGAGCCGTTAGTAATAGTGTCTGGAGTATTATTTCTAACTCTTATATATTGTTCATGTCCAATTTGTAAAGCAATATCCGCTTCATTATTGTAGAGAGTTATTGTGTGGGCTTCTTGATCGTAAAATAATCTTCCCTCAGAATGTGGAGGATAGTTTGCCTCGGCTATAGGTGTTAAGTCTATAGTGTCTAACGAACCACTAACAGCTGTGATATTACCATCTATGTTAACATTTCCAACACCAGTAATATTAGATGTATTAAGATCTAAATCACCTCCAAGTTGAGGGGTAGTATCATTTACCACATCTGTTAAGCCACCACCAACTCCAGTATAGTCAATAGTGATAGAGCTACCAGCAGCCGTTACCTCAAGGTCTGTGCCGCCAACAATACTAATGCCACCGGTTAAACCATTAAGACTACTAACCGCAGCAGCACTCAAACTACCACTGTCACCAATAGGATCAAGATTTTCCCAGGCGTTAACTCCATCACCAATTTTTAACACATTAAGATCTAGTGCAAATGCTGGTTCTCCGCTAGATAAAACTACTCCAGTTAATTCAGCATTATTGTTGCGGTGTAATAGTATTTTAGTCATGATTTTTTACTCGTATATTTTGTGTTCTAGGGTTTCGATAGCTTTAGCAAGTGTGGCGATTTGAACTTTAAGATCATTCATAACTTCTGTGTTTTTTTCTAATGCTCTGAATAAGATATTCATAGTTTCCTTATGATCATTTAATCTTTCCATAATAAAATGTCGATCTCTACTGTATTGGCTTGATTGGGCGCATGATTGGATCATTTCTTCAACGTCTTTTCTATTTACCAGATTCTTAATAAATGTTGTCCAAAAGCCTATTAAGGAAAGGATAATCATGACCATTGATGTAGTTAGGTTTTCAAAAAAACTACCTAACGTATTTGGGTCTGCCATAAGGATAGTCTCCAAGTGTATAAAAAACAAACCAACAGTTTTTACACCGTTGGTCTGCTTTGTTGGTAAAAATTCACAATAAGTTTAGGTATCAGCCAGTTTTACGACCGTAATCAACATCTGTGCCATCAGCTGTATTTGTTGGGTTTTTCGCCCCGTACATAAACGCAAGTTCGCCAGGAACTTCACGAGTAGGACTAGCAGCATGGTCAGCAGCAAACGTGTCAACCTGAACAGTTGGATCCACAAAGAACTTACCAGTAAACATATTGTAGTAACCATTTCTGAAAGCTGTGGTATACTGTAGGGTACGAGAAGTTTCAGTTTTATGAATACTCTTAGTGAGATCTGGTCTAGGATCTTGATATAGGGTATTTAGGGTCTCAGTAATATCATTTAGTTGTGCAACATCAAGGAAAACGTTGGCTTTGTTAACAGTAGAGCTAGCAACTGGGGTTGAGCCAAAAACGCCCACATTATTAGTTTTCGATACTAAATTATCTCCATCAGCTGTGATGTTAGTGGCTGTAATTGCGCTATTGGCAGCAATATTACCACCATTCATTATTGCTCCACCATTATTGCCACCAGCATTAGCTCTGGTTTTAGCTGTACGTGTACTCATTATCTTCTCCATATATGGTTAAATAGACTAAAAGCATATGCTATATTAAATACACCAAAATATTGTTATTCTGCACAGATACTTAGATTAGCAGTGAGTTCTGGAATACCTCCAGTTCCAATGCTGAAAATTGTTGCTAAAACAGGGTCTAGTTTATTAGTAGTAGGCACAACCGAGGCATAAACCTTGTGAGTGGTACCAGGATGAGAATAGCCTTTTGCAGTATTTACATTTTTATAATTTATATCACTTTGTGTGTAAATTGGATAATCACCACTACTGCCATCTGGAAAAGGTTCCGCCGCAGCTTTAGCTTGACCAGCTTTTAAGTGATTTTGTGCTATTTCAAAAAGATAAGTAAAATTATCAGAATTATATGTAAAATCAAACCCAAACTCCTTTTTGATTTGTATATGTTCCTTAAAGGCTGGTTTACCATCTGCAATCAATGCCTTGGTTACTGGTATTCTTGTTGTTGTTTTCGATATTTTATTAGGACTACTAAAATCATAATATTCGTTGAGTTTCTGATTTATCCAGTCATTCCAGTCTTTTCTGTTTAATGTTTTCTGAGCTGCTATCTTAAGTGTCTTGACTAGAATTTGACTTTGAAGAGTTTCTTTTCGTTGTATTATAGCGCTAATTGAAATTAGTTTACTTTTCATATCGTTAAGCAATTTTTCTAATCCTGGAAATTTTAATCCTTCTACACTAACCTGATCATAAATATTGTCAGATATAGAATCGGCAAAAGTCTTCCAGCCATTTCTTGGGCTTGGAAAGCTGACTAGTTTATCAGTAGTGCTTAAATAGTGACACCCTAAAGAAGAGGGACAACGCACTATAAGTTCATTTATTGGTGTCCAATTTGTAAGACCATAATTATTATCTGTTCTTGCCATCTTCTTTATGCTCTTCATAATACTTTTAATGTTTTGATTTTGTATGTTATCAATACCGAAATCAGCAATCTCATTTAACTTACTGACTGCTGCATCTGCGTATTGCTCTAAAGCCATATAGGCCATCAGGGAAGATATAGCTCGACGATGCACCTTGTTGTTTGCGTTGTATGTATTATATTTGTTAAATGCCCCAATTGCCGCTTCATTGAGATCGGCCACAGATTGATTTTTCAATAAATTAGCTTGCGCATTATTAACTAGATTATAGAATGCTGAATATTTTGTAATATCATTATCTAAAATGGCTATCTCTGAATTATGATTCTTTATTTCTTCATTTAACTGCAATATTTTTGGATCATTAGTTTCTGTGCCAGGAACCTTTTCTTCTAGTCCATCTAGTTTTTCTAATATGTCTGCTCTATTAAATAATTTACCTTGATATTTAGATTGTATTGGGCAAATAGCATCTGGTAAATCACAGTATTTTAACAATTCGTTTATTTTGCTGGTTAAGCGGTTAATTTGTATTTTAGTTTCAGTCTCCCTAATTCTAGCTTCGTAAAATAATGATATTGCGCCAGATGCGTAACGTCTAGGGTCATATGATGCTCCTATAAGAACACCTCCTGTTCCAACCAACATCGTGAAACTCACAGTAATCCCTCCATAAAAAAAAGCTGCCGCACCGGCTGTTAGTCCTATTGGAGGAAATATGAAACCAGAGAACAATGCAGTTACAACGCCAAAAGCAACCGTCCCAAATGTAGCATTGACTTCGGCATTAGAAACCCATGAAGATACGTATGCTTTTATTGCTTCTTGTTCTAACTTAAGAGTTTCTTGAACTTTGGAGACAACTTGAGTAAGTTCATTTACTGTATCTTGAGGTAATCTCTTAAATTTTAATTGATTAAGATTTTTAGCATACTCGTTTATGGCTGTTTGTATCTCTGCATATGCATCTGTAATCTCCTTTGGGACACCACCAAAGCCTGGTATCTTTATATATCCTTTTAAATAGCCATCAGATTGGTGTTGATTTTTAATTTCCTGGAATAGAGCGGTCTGCAATTGGAAAATTTTTAACTTGTCTTCTTCAATTTCTTTCAATTCTTGTAATCTTGCTAAATTATTACAGTTGGCCATTATAGTATTGACTCCCATGTGGATTGTACAAAGTCGCCAGAGTAACCAGGTATAATGCCTGATGCATCCACATCGGCAAAATTAGCATCAGGACACCAACCAGACACACTAATGTAATTATCAGATGTGTTTGTATATGATGTTATAAGAGGAAGGATAATTTCATAGGAATAGTTTTCTGAGCTATCAAATCTCTCTGAAAAAAAACTTGCTAACGAAGTATACATCTCATCGCAGGTTTGTCCAGTCAACGGAAATCCTCCAATTGCTAATCCTGTTGAATTTATTTCATAGCCTGATGGATCTAAAAGATAAGCATCAAGACCAACAGTGCCGCCTCCAATCAAAGGCAATAGGGCATCACCAAAATCAAGTGGGTTGTCAATAATAGAAGTAGAAGGTACTGCATAATTTACGCCGCCTGTTTCTATAGAAAACGGTGGCATCCACGCCCCAGGAACAGGTAAGCAACCAGAAGGTACACATCCTGAGCCATATAGATTAGACAAAGGATCTAATGAAACACTATTAGGTAGTGCGTTAGAGAATGCTGTTACAAGATTTACGTTTCCGGGTGTTGTCGGGCCTATATAATCTGGTCCTGGCATTAGAATATACTCACTTTATATTTTTTAGGATTTTGACTATAAAAAAACTGAAATTTTAATTCTGTTCCAAAGTCTTCTTGACCAGGATATGTTTCGCTTGCTGTATCGGTATTTTTCTGAACATCTCCGTCAACATTCAGTTTACTGCCATAAATGTAACTTTGGGCGGATGTTTCATCTCCACCAAAACCTGCACTATGATCTGTAACGATTATAGGCTCATGCACACCATCTGCGAAATTTTGACCCGCACCATTCTTTACTGGTTGATCAGCTTTGGCTTTTCGGTCATTATATCGACCTTCTTTGCTAGCGTTATAATAAAAAGTAGCCATAATAATTTTACCTTTGTTTAAGAAGACTCAAATTATTATACACTTTTCTCCGGAGTTTTTAGCTGATAATGAAAAATTTTTTCCAGAGTATAAAGATTATTGGTTTTATATCCGTAAATTTTAGGGTTATTCATAATTAAAGATATATGATCATCATTCCACGCATTGCCATTAACAATAACGTCAATATAAGGAACTTTTTTAGATATCATCATAGAGGCAATGATATTATCAGAAATATTGTCTAAAAATAGGTTGGTGGATGGATAGATAACATCTATTTTGTGAGCAAGAAGCATCTGTGCAATTTTGTAAAGCATATATTCGGTGAATATTCTGTAATCAAGAATATATCTCAATTCTACATTGTGCCGATCACACAGATCTTTGTGGATGTTTATGTCTTGTCTAAATTTGTCATATTTTTTGTTGCAGAGAGCATGGTTAGGAATTACTAGTTCGATAATCTGGGCACCATCTTTAATAGCCTGCTCTATGGCGTATGTGCGAGACTTGAGAGGAGAAATGCCATAGGGGAAATCTATGACTGTTGATAAGGCACACTGATTTTTAATAATGTTTTTGCTACATCTCAGATAAGACGGCAAAACCGAAATGGTATTAGGCTGATACTTTAAAGCTTGTTTAATATAGTCTTTTACTTCACTGTCATTTGAAGCTGTGTCGTAGTATCCGTACTCTAAAATATTCATAAGATCGATTCTTTAACTGACCGTATATTTGGATATTTTCTATTACCTAATACACCATCAGCAAAGCCATAATAAACAGTTTCATCAGCATTAATATACCAATCGCCCTGCTTCAATTTTGTGTGTAAAAAGTTTTTTACTTTAGAGACAGATATTTTATCACCATATTTTTCTTTGAAGAATTTACCATTAACACACTGATTAGCATATATGTCCATCATAGTGTCACAAATATTTTGTTCATACTTAACCCAGTTTTGCACATTAAGATAATGGCCGCCAGCTTCTGTTGATCCATAATGACTCATAAAATAAGCATGTGGCATCATTATTCTTAAATCGGCAGCTTGCAGTATTATGCTGCTCATGCTTTCTGCTTGGCCATATGCAATAATAGTCACATAAGATTCGCAGTTAATGATGGAGTCATAAATAGACATACCATCAGACCATTCACCACCCAAACTTTGCATATGTATGAGTATGGGATTATGATTAAAACTATCTAAAGCCCGTATGTTCTTAATAAAGGTGTTGGCCATCTTATATTCAACACCGGGATTTTCATCTGCTACAAAATGGTTATGTAAGAATATCTCTCTTGTTTTAAAACTGGCATTGTTGTTGTGTAAATCTTGCAGTAAGTCATTTTCTACCGAGTTGTTCATAAAAGTGTTGCCTTATGTTGTTATTAACATCTCCCATTACATCTCTATCTTTAAAACTTTTTCCGATAGCTATGCGAAATCTATAACGTGTAAAAACATCTAATATCTCTATGCCTGGGGTTTTCTCTATAGCATCAGATACCTTTTGGGTAATATCAAAATTAGTATGACCCATCCAAAAGTTGAATATTTTGCTTGACGCATTATATTCATTATAAGGAATTAAACCCATAGGGGAAGAAATAGCATACATGCTATGCTTGGTTGGTTCTTCCTCATCATCATACTCTTCTTCTTCAGTATATGAAGCGTTATTAAAGTCGGGCCATTCTGTTTCTGGTAATTCCGCTAGATAAGGATCTATCCATTTTTCCCAGATAATTTTATTGTTGTGCTTTAACATTATTATTGAAAGATGATGGTTGTACTATTGGTTTATCACTTATTGTCTTAAATGCATCATCCAATACTTTCCATTCTAGTATAGTTTTTGTCAAAAAGGTTTTGCTTTCTGAATTACTATCAATTTCTGCTTTAAAAATATCTAAGATATTACCTGAGAATAAGCCATTATTTATTTTAAATAGCATTTCTGCCAGCAACTTAGCTAGTACCGGATCATCACTAATCCAGTCACAATAAACATTAACTTGATTATTAGCGTCGATAGAAAACTCTACCGACGCCATGCTCTCTTTTTCTTCAGCAATATCAACGTCTTGTTCTTTTTTTCTTTGGAAAAATTTAAACATTCAGAAGTTCTTTAATACTAGCTAGAGCCTTATTGATATTTTGCCTAACGGCCTCTCTAGTTATATTAAAGGCTTTTCCGATCTTTTCAAGCGTTTGACCTTCAAAGTAATACAGTCTAATGTATTCTCTTTGGCGTTCAGATATTAATTCAGAATTTAATATCGTATATAAATCCTTGTGAAGATTATCGTAAGATTCTATCTCCATAAGAATTGTGCAGGGGTCCTTCTCTTTAGATGGCAAAGTATCTCGGATATTAGATGAATCCTCATCTTTTGCATAATCTAATGAAGACTTTTTGGGGGCTTTATACTTTTTGGTAGCATAGGTTTGTATAGCCCAAATTGCACATTGGTTTCTATAGGAGTATTTGGTCTTTTTTTGACCAGTTGGGCCAGTTCTATTTTCATCCCATCTCCAATCTCCTACCATAATAGCATTAGCCACATCTGAGATAGCATCCTCACTACCCATCATTTCTGCCCGAAGAGAGCCGCCAAATTTATTAATAGTCTTTTTGGCAAGCTGTAGGTACGTATCGAGATCGTCAAATTCCTTAGTCATTATTTAGTCCTATGGTAAAAAGTCAAAAATTATTACTTAGTCAATTTCTTCCACTGTTCTGGATCTGGTCGATCTTTGTCGCCAGGTTTAGCTGGTTTGTATTTTTTACCTTCTCTTTCTTTTTTCTTGCGAATGTTGTCCCAAAGCCCCGGTTTGTCCGAAGCATAAGTATCATCGTCACCCAGAGGTACATACTTTACAAAATCATGTATGGTTCTCATGTAATCCTCTGTTATCGCAATTTTACCCTGTAACCAGCTCTCTGTCAAGTTCTCTTTTACCATAGGATCTTCGAGAGACGACAGTATTTCCTGTGCATGTCTCATTATTGCATTTAATGAGCCAATATTCATTTCTAAGAAATCTTGCTTATATTCCATAAGCTCATCAGCTTTTAATTGATTCTGTACGTCTGTTAATAATTGTTTGTAATTTTTCATAATATCACCATGCCTTACATGACCAGTATCTTGCTTTCCATTTTGGACCTGGGTTATCGCAGTTATGTCTAGCCCGAAAGCTCTTACGTCTTTCAGGTATGTTCTTTTTGATCTTCATATTAGGATCACCAAAGTTTACCTTAACGACATTACCCTTGTCATTTTTTACATATACACTAAATTTCTTTGGTCCGTCAGGAGTGCGAAAAGGTTTGTTTAGTGTTACTTTACGGCCTTCTTTTTTAGCCGCAATAACCTTGCCTTCCTCATCATATATTTCTGAGGCATCTACCTCCCACACAAACTCATCCCACTCATCATCCCACTCAACAGAAGCCCACAGATTGTCGTGAACGGCCTCTATTAAAGAATGTTGTTCGCCCCTAGTCTGATTTAAACAGACGGCTGTACGCTGAGACTGATCGGGATATTCCTTTTTCATAACTTCGCTGCTCATGCAACGAGAAACGAATTTTTGTTTATCTTCATTTGGTTTAGGGTTTGGTATTGGCATACTTATGTCCTTTAATTGTTGTCTTCAATAAGAGATAGATATGACTCTCCGATGGTCACAGCTCTTCTTCCTACACCGGAAATCATGAAACTCTCTTTATCTGTAGTGATATTTACTTCTATTACATGCGGCATCCATTCGTTTGTTGCTTTACGAATAAGTGTTCGCTTCGCAAAACCACGTTCAAGACTGCCACCAAAACTAGTCGGCTCATCTAGCCAAATATCTTCAAAACTACCCTCTGAAGCTAGAAACCTTATCTTAAGTGTTGTGGGTATGGAATATTGTTTGTCGGACGGCCTAACATCACCCCGACTCACAAGCTCTGGGCGATCCAATTTCCATTTACTGCGAGTAGTTCTCCCGACGATCGCGCCGTATATCGATCGGATATATCGGCCGAGTTCTTGCTCAAGTGACTTCCAAATGTAAGGCTGTGGGTTCCTTATCTTATTGCCACGAACCTGCCATTTATATGGGCTAGATTGTGTTCCTAAACCAGCAGATGTAATTGGGATTCCATAATATACCGAGCTCATTAAACCGCGTCTACCTATCTTAAACGGCGTAAATATAGAGGTCGGGCTATAGGCAAGCGTATTACTTTTAGGGCAAGGCGCGTCCACCCAGCCACATTGCTGCTGTACCCTGTAAGGCGAGCAGGGGCCCTTATACTCCTTGCAAGCTTGGCCAGCCCATAGTCCATCGGGTTGCCAGCGTGTTACCAGTCCATGAGGTAAACTAGAGTTTTCATAATTTGCAGTATATACAAATGCTGTTGGGCTGCCTAGTAGGGCTAAATTATAATAGCCATCAATTGGACTATTTCTGCCAGGGTCACAGTCATCAGCACAAGCTTCTAAATCTGCGGCGTTAGATCCCAAACAATCAACAGGAAAACCGCCCAAAAACGGCCCTTCAGATGTACAAGAGAATGAGTCTAAACACGTAAATAATTCTTCAGAGCCAAAGGTAAGTCCATCGCAAGCACTACACGGAATTATGCCCAAGGCATCATAATATTGCCTAGCGTTATATTCACAGTCTCTGCCAGTAAGGTGTAGATATGGAGGAATATCGAGGGTCTGGGAAGCTTGAATATTACTTCCAATAGTAATAGTTTCAAAAACTTCAACATCATCGGCAAATATATCTAATAATACTTTAACTATATTGAACTCCCACCCCTTAGTTTTTCTTAAGTCTTCTGCAATTTTATTAGTCTCTGCTTTGAAAGTTAATAGGTCGGCATCGCCATCTTGGTATTTAGAAAAATTATTATTGAATACTACTTTTTTATTGAATTTAGCTTTTTTTCTTAATTGTGCAACATTCATGTTTTGTAATATATTTCTTCAATAGAGGGTGGTTTAAGTTGTAAACTCTCAGACACATAAGGTACATAAAGCCCATTATTAATATAGGTGTTAACGAAGGTGCATCGATTAATTAGTGTTGGATGATAAGCGTATGGAGTTGTGGGTCTAGGAGGAGATATGGTATTATCGCTTATTTCATTTGAAGTAAGATTTTCATCAATCTGATAGGATCCATTGTTTTCAGAAAAAGTCTGACTTATTTTTGTATTGTCATATACCTCTGAAAATCTAATATTATTTATGCCATCGATTTGAGATACGATTTTTCTTGTCGCCATAGATCACCATTTTGGTATATTGATTCGTATTCATATATACACCTCAGCGACCTAAAATCTACAATAAGTGTTTAGAAATTATTTTAGCCGTATTTTCCCAGGTAAAAGATTGAGAAGTATTAACACCATTGGGATTGACGCGAATATCATTACTATAGACATATCTCATGTGTTCTATAATTTGTTCTACTTGCTTGGCTCCTATTTTAGCCCATTTACCAAAACCATCAAACCACATATTATCTACAGCAGATTCCAGGTCATCCATATCTACCAAAAAGCTGTTATCTTTATTGCAATATGCTGTATGAGCCGAATAATTAGTAGCAATCACAGGTTTATTCATGGCCATAGTTTCCAAAATCTCATTATTCCAGCCTTCTGCCCTAGAGATATAAACACCACAACTCATTTCTGAAATAAGTCCAGCGAGTTGTTTATGTGTTGGAATTCGGTCATGTATGAATATTTTGTCACCAAGTTTACTATTTTTATACAAATCTTTCCATGCCTGAGCTTGCTCTGGCTTTAGGAATGGATTGTGGTTTACCATATGTAATTCAACGTTGTCTTTTTCTGTAAAAGCTTCATTGAAAATATGAACAAGTAGATCGTGACTTTTTCTAATTTCCCACTTGCCAATGTTAATGAACTTATATGGTGTGTTCATTTGTGGAAGTGTAATATCCGGATTGAATACATTGTGATCTGCGGCCAGTGGAGCTATTACAATTTTATCTGCAGAAATTCCATTATCCACATATATTTGTTTGGCCCATTCACAAGTAGCAAAGATAATATCTGCATGTTTTAGGCAAGCTAATTCGATTGGCTTAAGTTTATCTATTTCAAAAAACGGAAAAACACCATACTTGCCACTACCTACTCTAGAAAATAAATCGTGCATATGCCATATTTTTAAACATGGGGCGTCTTTACTTTCTCCAGTTAATGTTCTTTGAATAGCTTCCTGTGCAATTTCCTGATCACCTTCTGTCTCTAATGATATACCACCAATAGGAAAAATATATGTGTCTGTAAGTTTATTCAACTGCTTCCATATGTTAGTGGAAGTAATGCCATAGCCAGTAGTATTATTTAAGGGGGCAAGTAAGTTTATCATTATTTTCCTTTATACATACATAATTTGAGATGGATTAACATATAGGCCAAAGCTGGGATTGGTGCGAGTTATTTTTTGGTTAAATAAAACGTGTTCACAATTTTCTCCACTATATCTAGCAGAGCAAAAGTCTTTTACATTGTAGATACAACAACCGCCAAAAGCACTGTTGACTTTAATTAGCGGGGAACCAATAAGAGGTATCCACCACTGAAACCAATACATAAGACCATTTTGTTGTGTATCACTCCACCAAGTGTGTCTATATGCCCACGAATCATAATTAGTCAATAGAGGATGTTTAGATTCTGTACCATTGGGGAAATTGGTAATTTTGTGAAGAAAAGAAAATCCTGCTATTGCACTGGCTTCTGGTTTTTCACTAAGCCAGCCGAATGAATTTAATAAACCCTTGATAGAAAAGGCTCGGAAATCACTATCTAATACTATAACATAGTCAAGCTTATCCTTGATAGATTCTATATAATCGACATACTTATTTCTTGCTTTAGCTAAATTTTCTGTGCGAGTAGTAGAGGTAGAAAGAGGCATGTATGGGGTGTCTAGTTTTTCTGTTACAAAAACAACATTGTCTTTCGTCTTTGCCCAATCACCTATAATTTCTGGAGTGTTATCTGAAGAATCATTCTCGTATATGTAATAGTGACAAGAATTAAACTTAGGTTCTATTTGTTCAGATAGGAAGTTCAGGTTATTCCCTATGTTTTCTGACGAATTACGTGCAAGTGTAACAATTGCTATGTTTTTAGTTTTTGCATATTCAGTGCCTTTTTGTATAAGAGTCTCATAGCCATCATTAAACTCTATAAGACACTTCATGTCATGCATAGGAATTTCATTCATAATCGAAAAAGCACCATCTTTTAGGTTTGTCTAGCTTGAAAAACGAATTAACATAAACAAGGTATTCTTGCACTTCTTCCCATTCGCTAAAAATCATTTCATGAGGAATAGTGCCGAACAACCAGTCAGGAGCATTTTGTTTGCCTTGCTCCATATGAATTATAATAGGTTTCTTTTGTCTATTCGCCCAAAAAATTTCTTCTAATGTTCCGCATGGATGAGTGTCTAAGTCTAGATTTACTATTAAGAAATCACTAATATCAACCATCCTTAGATCTACCGACCTAATATTCTTCATTAGTTCTGATAATTCATCAAACCTCTTATGCTTTTTTAACTGTAGCTTATATGCTGCTACGTTTTCATCTTCGACGGCAATATTAGTAGGTTTTTTTAAAGGATTAAATACAGTAACTTGTAAGCTTTCTAAGAAAGGAGTTATAAAATCCCTCCAAGTAGAACCTCTATCAGAAACCCTGTCTATTGCACCAGCCAGATAACATCTCTGGTTTTTTAGTTTGTTCATTGAAAATCCATGTAGACGTATACAAATTTGTCTTTGGTTTTTGGGGCAGCTGGTCTGTTGCCTGATCTGGTTTCTTTAATGTTTTGCAAACCATTCATAATCCCTATTATAACTCCCATAGAGATTAAGAAAAGCACAGACAGATCAATTGTGGGTGGGTTCATAAATATAAACTCCGAAGTCGTAACACCAAATGTCTTCTATTAAATTAGATATCGTTCGCCAATCACCACCAGCAAATCCTAAGCCTATTTTAGGAGAATGTATTTGTACTTTATGTTCTTTATCTGAAGATGTTAATTGCTTGCAATAGGCTCTAAGATGAAGCATACATGCTGATAATGCTCCATAGTTAATAATCCTTTGAGTAATCTTGTCTTTCTTTCCATTACAAAACATATTGGCTACAATAATTTTAGATTTAGAATTAGAATTCTCATAAGCCACAATTATTTGGTTGTCACCAAGCTTTTTAGCGTTCAGCAACGAGAGGTTCTCTAGGATTATCGGGTATTGATCGTATAGACTTAAGGAAAATCTAGATTGGTTATTTATGTCCAACCCGCATACATTGGGAATGACAACGTGGATATCCTGAGTATTAACGACATTCCTAACCTCACTAAAGATATCTTGTCTTAGTGTGGGGAATTTACGGTATCTATCACTCACCATTTTCCTAGTGGGCATTTTTGATCCTGCCATGCTAATTTATTGAAAAATTCTTTCTTCTTTGAAATCCCGCACCCACACTCTGTACATTCTTTATTTTCTTTATCAAAAGACTCACATGCTGAACAGATATTAAATCTGGTCTCTATTTCAAAATTCGATGATTTTGGCATTCCTTTGCTTATGTGCCAAAATAATGCTTTAAAAAAGTTCCTAATTCGCCACATTTTAGTTGTAGTATTTTTCCCACTCCTCCCAGAGTTCTTCTTGTTCTATGTCAGTTTTCTTGTGCTTAAAATCATGCTTTTGATGTCTAGCATTTTTTTGCTCAATATGATCAGAAAATCTCTTGGTGGATTTTTTATTTCCTATAGAGGTTTTTCTAACTTGCTTTCTAACGTCATACTCTTCCATTTTGTCTCCTCTGACAAACTATTCTAACACCGAAATCTAAAAAGTCAAGTCCACAAATAAAAATTTTATAGCTTGACATACACACTGTACACTCTTACTAATGATGCAGGTCAGGCAGGTACAATAGGGTATAGGATGCCATAACCTTCATACTTCTTATCGCCTTTATACTTAGGGTCTTTTAAGCTCTGTGCTGTTTTCTTAAATAGTTTGATAAATTCGTCTCTAGTTATTCTTCTGCCTAAACCAGAAATAGCTAACGAAGCACAAGCTGCTGCAAAAGGATTGCTCATACTTGTACCGCTCATTTTAGCATAACGATTTCCAGGCACACAACTAAGAATATCTTTGCCTGGTGTTAGAAAGTCTAGGCTTTTTCCGCTACAGCTAAAACTAGTCCGATTAAGATTAGAGTCTATTGCTGCGATACTGATAGTATTGTTATATCTAGCAGGAAACATGATATCATTACTAGGGCCACTATTTCCAGCAGCACAAAAAATAAGACAACCTTTACCGGCCGCATAATTGATGGCGTTTTGCATATGGCGTGAGGAAGTGGGGCTTCCTAGACTCATGGTAAGTATGTCAGCATCGTTGTCAGCGGCCCATATGATCCCTTCAACGACGTCTTTTAAATTTCCTGAGCCGTTGTCACCCAAACTTTTAACAGGGATGATTTTCGTCCTTGGGGCCACACCCACCATCCCTAAGTTATTATCACTAGCAGCTATTGTTCCTGCTACATGAGTGCCATGAGCATTACCATCTTGAGGATCAGAACCTTCATTAACAAAATTAAATCCAGCTATTAAATTTTCTTTAAGATCATTATGGTTAAGATCACATCCAGTATCTATGACTGCTACCTTAACGCCTTCTCCCATGCTATATTTCCAATATTTTTGTATCTCAAATTTAATAATTTCCCAGCCATAAAACTGACCACTATTGGAATCTAATCCAAAAATATCTTCTCTGATATATGGTAATAAGCTAATTTTTTTCATAATAATCTATTAATTTGTATATCTGTGTTATCAGTGTAGTACCATTGTTCTAGATGATAAGATTCAGTGGGAGTGAAGGGTGGTAAGGGGCACTCTGTTAAAAAGCATTGCGAGTTTACGCCGAATTCAATTGATACAATTCCCATTTTATTTAATGTTGCTAAATTTGGAATCGCGTATTCCCAACTCCAAGCCCAATTTCTGTAGTTAGCACTTACACCTACCGGATTATATTTATCTATTTGTAAAAAATCAATATTTAACCTAGTGGGAATTTTTTCTTCATGATCAAGAGTCACACCACCCGATTGTAGTGCTTTTGTATCTATAAGATTAGTGCTAGCACCAAAATTAAAAGTCCTGCCTTTGATTTCTTCTTCGCTAAATTGACTAAGCAAATATTCTTTTTCTTTTTGCATAAGATTTTTTATTACTATTGAATCAAATGTTATACTTATAGTTTCATAATGGTAATTTACGACAAATCCATTTTTTATGTAATCAGTATATTTACAGTCGGGGAACCCACTAAATGTCAATGGTCCACCCAAACGCCGTTCGCAGGTGGCCTGCTTACGCATGGGTGATGCTTTGTTGGTTTTTGGGTTATTGTATCGATTGATAATTTCGCTTGCTGTATTGAGGTCTGGACATACATCGTCTATTTCAAATGTTGGTGCAGTTTTTCTTTTGTTCCTGTCGTAAGGGTCATAATCATCAGTCCACCACGCCTTTAAATCTAACGATGAATGTTCGTCTAGGCTGCCATCTTTAGGTATTGTTGTTGTAATATCCTTTTCTCCCCCGACACAAGCACCATTGGTTATAAATTTCGGTTGGCAAGGAAAAGGAGCTGGGCCTACAAGGATTCTATGGCCTCTTTCATCTGTTCTATATACTGGAGGACCCCAAAGCACTCTTCCATATAAATCAGAGTTATAATTTACATTTTCTATTTCTTCACCTACTATCCAGTTACATGCCATTATGTTGTCTCCCAGAATGAACCACATTTTTGTTGACCAGAAATTGGTGGCAATGATTGTTTTTGAACAGTATAGCTAGCACTACTAAAAGAAATATCGATGTTGCTGTATGATTCAGCAGCTTCGCTGCATATTGTTGGGCTTTGTTCACCGTCGTAGGTAAAAGCGTCAATAACATCTGCTGGTAAATCTGCACATGGATTTACTGAAGTACCCCCTACAAAAGTACTATCTAGATAAGTAAAACTCCATGTAAACTCACTCAGCACCGCCGAAGTGCCGCTGTGGGTAGCTATTTCGTTATAATAATCCGAGCAGGATCCAAAGTTAAGAGGATATCCACCGCTAGCATCAATTGGCCCATCGTTGTCAGGAAAGCTAACGCCGCCATCCATCTGCAAGCCATTTACTACACATCTTGGACAAACAGGAGCATATGCATCCATATATTCACCTATAATACCAAGCTCCTGGTCTTCTAATACTGGTATTTCTGGAGCTTTTATATTATCTATTATATCATTAGAAGGTCTAGTAATGGAGTCGACATCTGACCATAAATCTATAGATATTAATATATGATTATCACAGTCTGGTTTGCCACAACAAGGCTCATTGGTGCAGCATCCGTTGCATCTATCTTTTTGACAAATACCAGCATCTCTACATGGTTCAAAATTTCCATCAAAAATTTTGACCAATAATTCAAGCGGATCCAAACCCATGCATCCAATATTTTTAAATATACATCCGTGCAACCTGTCTCTGTCTTCTCTTCTTTTCAATCTGTCTATTGCGTCATGAACTTTTTCAATAGGATTTTTATCGCTTACTGGAGTTTTCGCAGGGAACCCCTGTGTATTATTGCTATCTGATTGTGCTTGTTTAACAGCTTCTATTTGATTTTTTGATAATTGAGGACCAAGCATTATAGTCTCCTTGGAATATTAAGCAAATCTGATTCTGTTTTGCCCTTGCTTAGTTAAATCATAAAATGTAACTGTGTCGCTAAGTGGCAGATAACTAAGATCTGAAGATAATGGCAAATATGGTATATACCAACGATTTAAAGAGTAAAAATTAATCATAGGCGCCGTATCTACAAAGTGTGGATGATAGGCGGTTCTTTCTGGTATAGCTAAGCTTGTGGGGTCTGTTTGCATCAATGATCCGACACCCTTTTCTGCTATAGCACGACTTACATCCCGAAGATCATACAATGATTCTTCTGAGTCATAATTCAGATAGCCACCAGGCTTTCGGTTGAAAGAAACATTATTTTTAGATTGAGATGATGTTGCTGTGCGTGTACTCATATTAGTTTTTATATTAAGTGAATGATTTTAATTCCATTTGTGCTATATTAAATAGTCCACTAAGTTCACGATAAACTTGAGGGCCAGTTATACTATCTTTGTGTATATTTGCTATCTCCACACTACCAGACGCACGGTTTGCGCTTCCAGAGAAACTTTTACCCACTATCATATATGGTAAATAGCCTGATGAAGTCTTCACAACTCCCTGATCAATAGGCGTCATAAGATCAGATACAGAAATAAAATTTATTTGATTACCAGACGTATACTCTGCAACTGACATATCTAAGCTAAAGTTATTCATCCTAGCAGCTCTGTTTCGAGTTTTATAATCAATCCACTTCTGTAAATCTTGTGATGTGCCAAATCTAAAAGCATAAAAATTACCTTCATAGCTAATACTTGTTGAGAACGCATCGTCACCCAACGCAACACCTGTGCGTCGTTCACCAAGTACAGGATAGAAACGCATTTTGGTTACCTTGGCTTGCCAAGCTTCTCTATTGCACGATCTTTTTCTAGAAGTAGATGGGCTTGAAACTGTTCCTACAATTTTTTCACTCCCAGCACTACTACACTTAACACCCATAATTGAATTGCCGCAGACACATGAGAACGGCTGCCCAAACCTAGTGCCACTGCCTATTTTAGTGTAACTACATCCCGCATTTTTTTTCTTGCAAGGATGACTTCCTCCCATTATTGGTAGACCACTTCCAGGATCTATGGGTAAACCATCACAATCGATAGGATTGTCTGGGCAAAATGAATCGCATGTTTTAAAATTTCCGATTCCGACTGCTCGCCACGCTGTTCCTGGACTTGAGATTAAACCTCTCTCAATCCATTGATTACTAAGAATGGTTTCGTGAGTAGGGCACGTCTCACTTGCTTGATTTTTTTGATTTGTAGATAAAATTTGTTGTATTTCTACCGCTTGGCTTAAACGCATAATTACCTCACTAGCTATATTAATCTGCCAAATAAATCTGAACATGGAGTACCAACGATTGGTACAGTACCACTACTTGAGACAACTACCTCTGTATCAAAACTATCAAAATATATATTGATACCTGAATATTGTGTAGCTAGAGCCTCGCACCCTGGTCCACTTAATCCAGCAAAAGATTGCGATGAAGCGTCTGCAAAATCTTCCGGTACATTTTCACATCCAGAGCCACTAACCACAGTACCGTCTTTGTATGTAATAGTCCAGTCGATAGGATAACCCAACTCCATAGAAGTATCGCTATAGCTTGCTAGCGTGTTGGCTATCTCTTGTTCTAACTCTGCACAGCTTGACGCCACTAAAGGGAAGCCTTGTTCATTATTAAGAGGCCCATCTCCACTGGGAAAACTGACACCAAACCGTAACGAAAAGTCTCCACCTTCTACCACACAGCCAGGACAAGTACCAGCCATAGATCTGTAATAAAAATATTCTACGTTAAGATTTTGAGCACTAATATCCTGTGCATTTTGTGTATTAATTTGATTATCAATAAAATCTTGCAATATTTGCTGCATTGCTAGAGATGTGTCAGGTGCATAATAATTGTATATAGTATTTGCATCTTCTCTACCAATAAAAAATTCTTTGTTTTGCTTTTTATTGTAAAAATTTTGCGTAAAAGTAGTTACACTCGTATCAGAAATTTTCTTTAATTCATGAGCAGACAGACTTTCGCCTACGTTTTGAGTATAAAATAGCGAAGGGTCAGGCAAAGGTATGTTGTTTTTGATGCCTAAATATGGAACATCTATATTTCTAAATACAGCCGTATTTTGAGGATAGATACTATTAGTGAAAGAGTTATTATTTGTTGCTTTTGTTTTTCGTTGAGATGGCAATATAGGATCAGTATTGATACCTACACTCTGATCAGGATTAATTACGGTTTTATCTCTCAGTATCAAATAATAATAATCGTTTTGCTTCTCTTTGATTGTATTGAATTTTATTGTATTTGTGCTTTCACGGGCTACAGCCGTATATGTACTCATATTACAAGTCTTTCGTTAACTTTTTAATATTCTGTATCCATTCATAATATACACTAATCCTAGTGAAAACCCCTTCATCACCATAATCAGAGTTTGCGCTGCCATCTGTCGAAAAAACACGAGAATTAATTCCTGCTAATTTTTGGTCAATAAATAAACCACCACCACTATCTCCTGGTGCAATCATGAATTCCAGTGTGGTTTTCGTGCCCTTACCAGTACTGCAAATTAAAAAATCGTCTTCTATTTTATCAATAATATTAGATCCAGCCCTTTTAGTATTATCAAATGGCCTATTAGCACCTGTCTTTAAAGTACCAGTAAATCCATATCCCGCCATCCCACAAACTTTTCCAACCTCATCGTCTGCTGAATATAGCTCAGGATAGAAATCTAGTTTTAATGGTCTTTGTAATTTAGCTAATGCTATATCACTACGCCCAAGACTTACATCTTTTTTAAATTCAACCGGTATTACTACAACTCTACAAGGATAAACTTCATTCTTGTAGATTACATGCTGAGTAATTGATCCTTCTACTACATGAGCGGCTGTTAATACATAATATTCATCTATTACAACACAGGATGCCTTGAACTGACTATTAAGCTTATCAGCATATATTCCGGCTATAGGTAAAACGCACTCATATTTTTTACCATATTCTACATACTTACTATCTGGAACACTAGGGTCAATAGTGCCACCCAGACACAAACTAGCAGACAGTAAAAGTATAGTGACGATTTTTTTAAACATGGGTTATATTCCTAAAGCCAGCAAGAGTCTTCATTATTATGTGAGGATATTTTTTAATTAGTTTTTCTGGAAGAGTGATGGAATAATCCTCATCAGCCTTAAAGGTTACTGGAGTCTTTACATATTTTATTTTTACGCCTCCTAAGGCGTTACTCACGGGATGTCTCCACAGCTCAACCGTTTTACCTTCAGAAAGGTTTTCCAATTTTTCTCCATACCATATCTCTGTTGCTATCCATCCATCTGGAAGGGGGAGCTTTTTAACGTGTGAAACAACGATATTAGCCGCTTCACTCAACGTTATTTTTGCCATCTCGCCTTCCCAGTTGTTGCTTGCACCAATCAAAGGATTAATATTGGTATTTTCACCAGAGAGTCTAATCAAATCACTATAGGTCATTGTGTGCGTTAATTCATAATCAGCCTGAATTTTAGAACTACTATCTATTTGTTCTTCAAATTCAAAGCTGTTATACTTAGATCGCCTATCATAATATTTTCCGGTTATAACCTTTACAGCTGTTTCTTTAGCCTCGATTAATCGTAGTGCCGATTTTGTGCCTCTTCTACTTGTAATTCTGTATGGCGTCTTATACTCCTCGCCGTCGGCAAGAATTACCTTGATAGGCCGCCGAGTCTTGTAATCGCTAAAATTCCCATAAGAAGTTACAGGATCTCCCACCTCCACAATAGATTGTATATCGTAACATTGACGGCACATGCAGCCAGGGCTATATGGGTCGACTGGTTGATTATTTTTTTTAAAAACTGTCATCCCAGCACTACATACTTGAAAATTTTGAAGTCTTTTAACATCTGCATCCGAAAGACATCTAGTATTCGGACCTATTATTATTTTGCAGTGACATCCTAGTACCGTGCAGGGGGTTATAAATCCTTGGGTTTTATCTTGTGTAGAAAAACATCTACATACATTTTTAAATACAGCTAAGATTTTATCAGGATTGTTTGAATAAAATCTCATACTTTTTGCCCATGGCACTAACCCACCCTCAGAGGTTCGATTAGCTTCGATTAGCCGTTTTATCTCGACATCAGTAATCCCTCTGGGTGGCATTTCAGACCCTGTTTTTACATCTACATATTCACATGCTAGTTCATTCCATCCAGGAATGCAGCTTTCTCCTCTCGGCAGAGAAAAGCCTTTAGTTACCTTGTAATAATTATTGTATGCCATAACCAACTCCTATTGAACTAAGTATTATAGCTGAAGCCTTCAAAACCACAATAAAGACTCGTTAACATATTACGAAATTTACTCATTGCAGTCGGTGCTTGTAGCTGTATTTGCTGATCAGCCTTAATGGTTATAGGGGTTTTAATGTAATCTATGGTTATTCCACCAAATTTGCTGATAGAAACCCGTACGCCACCAGGACCAGTAAAATAAGTTGTTGTTTCTGTTTCAATTTTTGACCACCCATCTGGAAGAAGGCTCTCTGTAGGTGCCATAATCACACTAGTTACTTCACGTAATGTTATTTTTGCCATCTCGCCTTCCCATGAGTCTGATTCCCCGTTAAGAATATTGAGATTTTCATCCATTGGATTTGTCCAGTTACCTAGCCTTTCTGGAACACCATTATATTGATCATATATCTCAAAAAGATTTTTAGTTAACATTCTATATTCTAGCCTATAAGTAGTTACAACCGTAGAACTACTATCTGCTGATGATATAATTTCAAACGAATTATTGATTGGCCGCCTATTATAATATTTTCCAGTATAAACCTTAACCTCTTCCTCTTTAGCGTTGACTAGCTTTATACCAGCTGCTGTTCCTGTTCTTCTTATAATTTTGCTTGGAATAAGTTTTCCGCCAATACCTCTATATCTTGTGTACGACGCAACGCTATAATTAGCTATAGGTGCGTATTTGCGGTTGTTATCCAACCTGCATACAGTGCATCCACAGCAGCCTTCTTTTACCAACCCAGCTCTTGGTGTTCCCGAGCATATCTCGTTATCTTTAAACTTATCAATCTCCCATTCTGACCAGCATTTTGCTTCAGGGCCAGCAATCCCCTTACAACACGCATCACAACTCGACAACACACAACCTCGGTGTTTACAGAATGTTCTACAAATCTTGTTTTTTGTTATTAGTATACTATCAATGTCATTTGATAAAAACCTAAGATCTATAACGGTTTTCATAAGCGACAGATACCGATTAGTGATCAATAATCGTCGTATATATGATACAGGGAGTGGTAAGGGAATTTCAGAACCTGGAGCAGCATCTATCCATTCACATGAGTTTACATTATATTCTGCACACGTATACTTATCTCCTTTGCTAAAACCCACTACCTTTTGATAATAGTTATTATAGGCCATCGCCAATCTCCATTAAGTTAAGTAATATGATTAAATTCAACACTACAAGGAACATAACCATCAGGAATTCCTGTTACTGGATAAATGCTCATACCATTTGCTGGAATCCAACCATAACAGCCAGAGGTTGCAGGATCGTTGTTGTAAGCATTACATTCATTTTCGCTATCGTAAGTATCGCCAACCATCCTAGCTGAAAGACTCCAAAGATCACCTACCATATCTGTTACATAGGTTGGAATAACGTGATTAGAGCATGTACCGAACACACCGCTAGCTATTATACCGCATGTTTCGCCACTTACATAGTGCGTCCAACCGTCAGGAACACCAGACGGATCGCAACTATAGCTCGTGTTTGCCGACCATTCCCACTGATATACCGCACAATATCCACAACTATCTGCATCTGGCGCAGCATATCTACTCAATGTTAAAGCTAAAGCAGAAACCTCGTCTGTATTTGAAATTTCAAAGTCATTATTTTGTACCACAAAATCTGGAATAGTTTCAAAAAACGCCAGTTCTTCTTCAGTAAGAAATCCTATAGGACTATTAAAAAGAGGATTTTTAATGTGTTTTTTATTTGTGATTGGTCTAGTTTGTAAATTGTTATAGAATGTAAAACTATTTTGTTTGCTGATACTTTTACTGTTAGTCAATAAATTGTTAGTATTATAGTCTATGTTCTCAATATTATCTGTGTAAAAGTTATCAGAAGTTTCAACAGTGCCGTCAGCAGGAGAATTTTCTACGCTAATAGGCAGATATGGAACATATATTCCATACTTAATACTGCTATTAGTATAGTCTCCAATAGTTTGGAAAAAACTATTTGGTTGAATGTTACCGTAATGCCTAGCGGCCTGGTTTGCATCTAAAGCAGTACCTTCAGTATTATAAAAATTTACTTTAGATCTAGTATCCAGATTAGGATATGGATCTGGATATACTTTAGCTATATTAATAGTTGGTACTGTTTTTTTATTTGGATTTATTTTATATGTTGACATAGCTATCCTTAATTTTGTGGAGGAATACTTGTATATGTGTTCATGTTATTACCCTAAAGTATATTTATATCTAGTGCGACTATTACGACGCTGTGAACCATTCCATCCGGCCCATTTTTTACTTCCATAAACTACACTATCAGTCCAAGCCTCAAATTCTATTACCATAGTTTTCTCTGAACCAATACTCTTCTCAATAATCAGCTCATTTGACTTGTAAATCGGATAGCATGTTCGAAGTTCTCCGTAAAGTCCCCATTGGACACATACCGTACCCACAATCGTATAATTTGCATTATTAGAATCAATTCTAGCTTCTGTTACAGAATATGTGGTTTTAGTCCCAGATTTATTCTTATTTGTCTTTATCTTCATGGCAGAATATACTCCGCCTTTTGGTCGAAAGCTATATGTCCCGGTCTTCGAACGAACTCTTTCGCCAAGAGTATAGTGCTCGAGTGTGCCAGTTATCTCATGAGATTGAGTGGTTACTGATATAGTCTCTATCTCTGCATCCGCAGGAAGACCTCCTAATATAGGACTTAGTCTTTTATATTCGATTTGCCCGGTGAATTTAACTCTATTAGGAGGCCTTAAACTTGCCCCCCATCCGCCACCAATTTCACCAGTAGCCGCCAATAGTTCTTCACCAGGAATAGGGATTATGCCCTGATAAAATGGGACATGGTTAATGACTTTATTAGTCAAATTTCTTATACGCAGACTTTTGTTCTGCAACGAGTTTCTAAAGGTTAGCTCGTCCCTACAGCCGGTTGCACAATACTTTATGTCAGGGTCTGTGCTACACGTCACTAAGGACTTACATCCTTTTCCTGTTTCTAGTTCATTATATGCGCTACTAAACGATGAATCGCCTAGGTTGTTTAATTGCTTAATACTGGGGGAGTAAGTTGGTAAATAACGTTCAATACCAACCGGCTTTGAAGGACATTTCTTCTTATTGTATTGGCTTCCCTCTTCTTCACCTGAATACCATGCATTCTCTACCCATGACAGATAACTTGTGCGGTTACCTGCTCCATTTGGCCACCCACACCAACCACCCCCACTAAATACGCTCATACATATTCTCCAAATAAATCGGAACACGGTGTACCCACAGGAGAACTTGGCGGTGTTCCTGTGTAAATAATTTCTGTATCGTACATATTCATAGATATATCTATATTAGGGTATGTTTCTGCTGCTAAATCACAGATTCTTTCATTAGCTCCAACATAACTAAAAGCAGCAGTAACATCTGAAGGTAGTTCATCACATGGATTTAACGAAACGCCGCTAATACTGCTTTCGTCAAGATAAGTAAAAGTCCATGTCAATTCATCCATCACCGCTGATGTACCAGCTTGTCTAGCTATTTCTAAATCATAATCTGCACATGATGTAAGATTAAGAGGATATCCACCGCTACCATCAATTGGCCCATCACCGCTTGGATAGCTAACACCACCAATCATTTCAAGACCATTTACTTCACACGCAGGACAAGTACCATTCATAGACCTATAATAAAAATATCTGATATCTGGTTCTGCCAATGTCTGAAACGATTGTGCTGACTGTGTTTCTATATCTGGTAGATTGTCTATAAAATCTTCAAATGCTATAGAAAGACCAGCAAGAACTGAAGAGTCAGGAAATTCTGCAACTCTTTCATACTGTTTAGATTCAAAATATTTATGGTAGAAGGTAGGCTTATATCCATCATTCACTGGCAACGTAGAATATATTTCGGATTCATATGGATAAACAGTGCTAGCTCCAATAGGCAAATAAGGAATTCTATGCCCTAAAAATACAGCAGTATTGACTGGATAATTGGTATTAGCGACCATATCATTAGTTTTAGTCAAACTCTCAACATGCGTAACATCATTAGCAAAAATAGGCGTATTAACTGTTGAGGAAAGTTCGTTTGCTAGAGTGATATCTCTACCTAATGTAGTCGTAGGAGGTATATATTCTCTCTTATTTTTATTAAAAGATATTCTGCTAATAGCTTTTGGATTTATGTTATATGTCGACATACTTTACTTCTTTTTTTACGACGAGTATGCATGTGTGGTTAGTATATCTATACACCACTTACATATTTATTAAATATCTCTTGATCATGCGGAAATCCTTGGAATTTGCCTGGACCTGAGATAAAGTTATAGGTATTAGTTTCTAAATTATCGGTTATTTCAGTGCTGTCGTTGTAATAATATTTTCTTGTCAAACCATCTTTTAATCCTAATTCTGCAGCGGTTATGTTGTGAACTACTTCTTGATAAATATATACTGTTAAACTAGATATAGCTCTTGTTTCTCTTAAAATTTCAATAGGATGTATCAATAAAGTAAAACCATTTGTAAATGGATGTTTTGACAAATCTTGATATTCAATACGTTCAGCTGTAATATTTTTTAAATTCTCTTGAAACAATGGTAATACTGCATAAGTATAACTATTATCAGGAAGTACACCCATACCTCCTAAAAACCTACTGCTTCTAACAGCTAAAAATTTAGCTTCTGGCCAATTGGCTAGTTTTAGTTTTGGATTCTTTATATTATTATTTAGCCATTTCCACTTCAAATTAATCAATTCATAATATACAGGATCTATATTTGCTACAACATAAACTTTTCTGATCAACCAAGCAGGATTAGGCTTAGCTGGGAGCAGTGGAGTGCATTCTTGTATAGGTTTTTCTTGATGATTAAGTATCGCTCCCCACCCAGGTATGGTTAATCTTAAACCTTTATTTAAATGATTTTTGTCTATTGTAATCTTCAATCTACCAAGATCAACTGGTGAATTTATTGTTAGTCCTAATTCATTGCTTACTTTTCTTTTACGATACTCAAATTTTTTTGTAATACTCGTCAAAAAATTATCATAATCATTCAAGCTAGCATTAATATTTGCTAAAGATTTTGATATAGGATAATATTCTTTTTCTTGAATAGATATTTTTGTTTCGAATGCTTTATTATGACCATTTTTATCTTTTATGTTAAATGGATCTGTGTCTATAAATAAACCGTAGGATGAATAAAAATTTCTCGGAATTTTGTTTTCATCACCCATAAATGGATCTTCATAAAGGTTCCATACTCTCTCGGGAAATAGTTCGCCATCAGGACCTGTACTCCATTGGTAACACGCCCCATTCCTATTTTCGTATGTTGGTCTGTATGATGGTCCTCCTTCTTTTAAGTCAGCAGGAGTAGGGTCTGAAGGGTCAGTTACGCCCGGTTCTTTTCTGTATACAGAATATATTGTAGACATTGGATCTGCTGGAGATATACTCATTTTATTATATACTTTCTTATTATGACTCTAATCGATAACCACCGTCTTGACAATATACATATGGATCGAAATATGACTCTGGAGTTCCTGTAGACACAATAGCAGTATTCTGTATCCAAGAAAGAGTAAATCTATCAGTGCTTACGCAATCTGATTGACTTAGACCTTTTACTTCCGAGTACATCGTTGCAATATCTTCTGGTAAATTTTCGCATCCGCTACCGCTAACTGATTCACCGTCTGCATATTGGAAAGTCCAGTCGATAGGATAACCGATAATTATTTCTGCTCCTTCAATCAGTGGCTCCATACTAATATATTCGTTAAGTTCTTCACAACTAGTTGCAATTAGAGGGTATCCCTGAGTGTTACCTTCTGGCCCATCGCCGCTTGGATAAGTTATGCCGCCTCTTAATGAAAAATCTCCACCAACAAGTTGACACGAGCCGCATGAAGGTATATCTGGAGCTATTAATAAATAAACAGCTTCTCCCGGTACATTCGGCTTTGCTAATATGAATCGATCTTCAAAAATATCTGAATCTATATCGCTAGACAAAGCAGGTGCTGCATTCGATGAACTGGTATTAATATTAGATAATATTATGTCCCAATCTATATCACTTACTATTGGAATCCAAGTATCATAATCATTTTTATTTTTCGAAGGAACTGTAGCAACCTTTTTATTGCTATCAAGTGAAGCTTTAATTGCAGCTATGATTACTGGATCTAACATAATTATTCTTCTTCTTCTTCTTTTATTATTCTGTAAAACGAATAAATAGAAACAAATGGTTTATTATTAAGATTACTACCAGAAGAAATGTATGGATGATATAGATTATTTCTTATGAAGGTATTCATCAATAGAATTGATACTAAATAGTGTGGATGATATGCGGTTGCTGGTCTTAGTGGCTTGTTGTAGTTCATTCTAGTAGTCGTTTGCCGACTGCTTTCATACTGATTTCTATAATCCCTACCTTGATTATTTACATTAAACAAAGTATTTTGCTGATTACTTTTTTTTGTATCATTAATCTTATATGTTGCCATATTATATACCATCTAAAATAAAAAGATAACCACTTTGCTTTTATACACCATACTTTTTAGGTCTATTTTTTATATTTTGCAGATACCACGCAGCATCATTGACTATATTCACATTCCAGCTTTTATAGTCCATAAAATGGCCAAATACAAAGTGGCAATATTTATCACAGAGCGTGATGAGATTATCTGGGTCTAGCTCCCTAGCTGGCTCTAGGTGTACCGGGACTATATGATGTACTTCCGGTTTCTTACAAGACCCACAAGCCATACAACATGGCTGTTTTTCTAGATGTTTTTTTCTTAGTGTAGGCCATTTACCTGACCTAGTAGCATATCTTAACTCTTTTCCGAAGGGCCAGAACGCCAATTTAGTGCCTCAGATATAGTAGGAAATTGTTCACTAAATATATCTTTACACCGATTTGCAATATCCATGTGTTCTTTTTGGGTTCCGTTAGCTGATCTAAGCTGTATGTAGTGCATCCAGGAACGCACTGAGCCGCTCATATATAAACGAGTAGGTGTAGCCAAGGGTAAAATAAAACGGGCGCACTCCTTAGCTATTCCGTCCTGTAGCATCTGATCATAAAGACCCTTTGCTTTGGCAAAATGTTCTCTAATCAAAACATTATACTTATTACGCATTTCATCAGATATATCATCAATGCTATTTTGTCTATTCTTATCGTCCTGTCTGCGTAATTCAAAAACAGGTATAGCCTCTGCTAAAAAGCTGGCATCAGCATACCTCTGACTAAACTCCTGAAATGTAAAACTACGATGTCTAAGAATTTGAGCAGCAATACCTCTTGTGGTATTAATCTCTATCGTTAAAAAAGCTTGCTCAAAAATACTCCAGTGATTATGATCAATACAATACTTCAGTAGTCTTGCATAGCTTTCATTGTTTTGATTATTCGGATTAGATACTCTAGCACAATACGCTATGTTTTTTTCAGCGTCTGGAGTTACACTAATTAAATTGACCGTCATTCTTTTTCCTTAAACTCATAAAAGTATACTTCTTCGTTAGATTCAGATACCCATCTTGATCCTTGGTGTTCACAGCTAAATTCTTGACTAAATACTTTCCAGTCTGGCTTCTTGTCAAACTTTCTGCTAATAAAACTACCACCATCAACCCACAAGACCCTGTTGTTAGGCTGCATAAAATATTGACCACCTTCACCTTCAAAGAAATGTCCGCATTTATGTCCAGCCGCCATTTCTCCATAACCACATTGATATTGCGGCCCTAAGCACCAATCTATAGTAAAAAGATATTTAGCCTTATGTAGAGTTTTGTCTTTAAGCATAATGTTGGCTGAACGATTTTTAGTATATTGATTAATATTGCATGATGCGTAATAACTCATGCTATCCCACAGTTCTAACCAATCTAGAGAATATTCTGTGCCACCACTTTCATCTGCTCTTAAATATTGTAGTGGTACTCTAGCGTGTTGACTACCATATTCAGTCATCACAGAAAACATAGCACATCTTTGAGGTATGCTAGTAAAAGAAAATACTTCTACCACTATTCTGTCGTTTTTTATACTAGGCTCTTTATCGTAAAGAAAGCCTGTATCTAAATAACAAAAGAATGTAGGTATATCTATGTTTAGATAATTACTCATTTTTATTCCACCATTTTACGAGTTTTTCCCATAAAGGTTTAAAGAACCATATTGTAATATAAGCAACAATAGCCTCTATGGCCTTGCCGAATATAGTAGAAATGGTAATGCTTTGTTTTTTTATCTCTTTAGAACCCGTATCCTGTGTCATATTTTACATCCTGTTGAAATAATTGTTCTTGGTATTCCTTTTGATATTCTATATGTTGATTACTTGTGATATGATTATATATCTCTAATGCAAGACTACTGACACTATTAGTTAGTCCAGTGGCTTGAGGGTCACCTGACTTGGCCCAATAGTAGTCATACTTATTAGGATTATCTGCTCTGTCTGTTTCTTCTCTAAAAGATTCATATCCATAGCTTTTAGCCCAACTCTTAACTAATGACCATTTCATCAGCAATTCCTCGCTTCAAGTTCTTCTTTAGTGAAAAATTTTCTTTTTACAGAATCATAGTTCTCAATCGGCTTATCGTATCTTTTCCATGCTTCTTTGTGTCTATTGGCTGTTAGCTCATGCTCTTTACGAAATATTTGCTCCATTTGATAGGCGATTAGATCATACAAATCATTAATGTGTTGACATACTTCTGGGTGTTTGTCTATAGAGCCTATACGATCTCGCACATCTGCTTGAAAACAAGAATAACGCAAAGGATGTTTATCTGCTTTGGTTAAAGGAGTATATATTTCTTCAGACATTTTTTACTCTAGGATAATTTTCCAATGCTGTCTCTAGCGAAGATATTAATTGAAATAGATACATACTTTGAGTATTGCTCATATCTTCTATAGTGTCTAAGTCCTCGATCATATATCTTAATATATTCGTACATCCAGTGTTGTCAATAAATGCACGAATTCTATCTTTATGCTCCAGGTAATTTAATTCTTCTTTTCTTTGCTTCTTTTTACATACATAACTATTCATTATATTTTACCTAACACCCTACCTCTCTGTGTTCTTAAAACAAAACCCTTCCTTATCATATACGGCTCAATACTGTTTTCAATAGTTTCCATAGCAATACCTGTCAGACTAGATAATGCCTTTAAGCCAAGTGGATTAGCACGATTTTTCCTTAGTACATTTATATACTTTTTATCGTTTTGATCAAACCCGTTCTCGTCAATACCTTGACTACTATAAATTTTCTCAATATCTTTTTCATTAGGATAATATGCAGTATAATTTTTATACCACTGTAGTCTAGCATTTAATACACGAGGAGTTCCCTTACTACGTTTGGCTATTTCTATTTTTTCATCATCTGACAGATTAAGTCCCAGCTTGCTTGCGTTCAATCCTACCAGTTCAGCTAGTACATCTGGCTCATAAAAAGATAGATGTTCTTTAATCATAAAGCGATCATAAAACGGCTGACTTAAACTACCTCCGCTAGTTGTAGCACCCACCAGTGTAAATTCTGGTATATCAATAGTTTCAGGATTTTGTTCTATAAGAATTTCCATCTTGAAATCTTCCATCACAGGATAGAGAAATTCTTCGACTATCTTTGGCAGTCTGTGGATTTCATCAATGAACAGCACAGATTTTAATGTGATGCCCATGAGATATGGCATTAGACTCTTAATATTACGCACATTAGCGGCATTAAGCGTATACAGATTCACGCCCAGTTCACTGGCTATAGCACTCGCTATGGTGGTCTTGCCGAGGCCAGGAGGCCCGTCTATTAAAACATGAGGCATCGCACTGGTCGAATTTTTACAGCCGAACGCAGAGATGCGTAGACGATCAACAACATCTTTCTGCCCAATAATATCATCAAACTTTTGAGGACGCAAATTCATCAATTGTTACTCCAAAATCAAAAATAATTTTCTTAACCAAATCTACCAAGTCTTCTGTCTGATATTTAGCATATCCTTCCTTAGCTAGTATCAGTGCCTCATCTTGATCAAAACCATATTCACACAGAGTTTTGCAGCAGCGGTTGACTATGTTAGTTACAGGCTTGGGACGCTCAATATTCTCCTGCTCTTTTACATACTCAACTTTAATATTGGATATTTTTGTCGGTATAATTATGCTATCGCACACTGGACAACAAATCTTGTATCCATCTGTTTGATTCTCTTTGTAGCTAATCCAATTAATAGTTTCACAATCTTCGCAGATGTACTTAAAATGAATGTCCGCACGACTAGGTTTCTTCTTCTGTATCTTTTGTGTCTTGTTCATTCGGCCAAAAAACGAAGTCATTTTTTTCCTCATCGAAAGCAATATTTAGTAGATTTTTATTAGCTAATGATTTTAGTAAGTTACTTGTCATTCTAGAGGTCAACGCTGCCAGATAATCCATATATTCGGTCTCTGTCATATATAAAGCATCATCCTTCTTCCTTGCGTACTCATTAAATATTAATGTAGCCTCTTTAGTATTTAAGCAAGTTTCTAGTTCTGCTACTTCTTCTAGGGTTAGAGTTTTAATATCAAACTCATATGAGATAGGTTTTTCTGGTGGTTCTTCTTGTGAAAGTCCAGAAAAATTTTTGTATACAAATACTCTAGAACCATTCACAAACCTTACGACATCAGTGATTTCGTATTTCATTAGTTTAATATGTCAAACATTCCTTTGTAGTACGATGGTTGCCGCAGAAAATGAACAGCATGACTAGCAATATGGTTATTGTATGCTGTTTGTAATGGCTTTTTCACCAGATAAGTTTGTTTCCAAATGGCCTCGTTGTACTGATTGCTTCCAAGATACAAGAAATACTTATCTTTACCAGAATTATTTGGTTGTGATTGTTTTTTAGGGGCAGTTAATTTATGTCCAAAAATCCAAACATTATCGCTTTCTTCTGAAATATCAAATAACGCTTTGGACAACCACTGTTCCCAAGCAGACCAATCTACATCAAACTTTTTTGAACTATAGGGATATCCATATTCATTATATTCTGGATAATGCTTATAATCATCATCGTCATAATCTTCATGTTCTGGGTCTTGGTGCATTTTACGCTTTCCTCAAGGGGCCGCAGGGTGACGCTGACTATTTATTATACCCCACGGCCCCGACAAATCAACCTATGCAAAACTTATCGCTGATCTCATCAGCCAGTTCCCGTGCAGCCCTACTCAGGAAGTGGTTCTTGCTAAACCATAGCGGTGTAGAGACTTGATTGAGGAACTCAACGGTTTTCTTTAAAAGGAACGTCTGCTGAGTGTCAGCGTTTAAATCAACGCTTGGCAGGCTGTCTGGATCAACCGCAGCAGGTGCTACTGGTTGAGGTTCGCCAACAGTTCTTTGAACCATTTCATCAGCACGATCTTGACTGACCGAACCCATCACAGCTCTTGCGTGATCTATAATACTCTCATTATTATTAGGCTCCTTATAATTACGAATAGCAGATTCTACATCATAAGAAGGAGTCTTTACCTCCACAGGATTACAACTCATCCCAAGAAATCCTTTATTTCCACAGGTTTCTTTTGCCTCAAAAACAATATCAGCAACCTTGCGATGCAATTCTCTACGCTCACCCCAACTCATATTTTCTACTGGAGTGCCGTTGCTTGCTGCTTCGTCAGCAACCAGCTTCCAAGCATCAAACCAAGCATTGCTACTCTTGCTAAGATTGCGATAATCAATATTAGCCGATGTTCCATCAAGAGCATTTTTCAGATCATTAAATCCCACCGTATGACCATCACTACCGGGAAGTATACTAGTAAAGTAAGGAGCCTTACCTTCCCAGCCCTTACGCCACCAAGTATAAGGCACTCTATAAATCTGATTAATCTTGATTGCTAAAGGATCACCACCAAAATGATTTGCAAGTTTCTTTTGCACACCCTTCCAAGTAGTCTTATTGACATTTCTATCTTCAGCAGTCAGAATCCAATAGCACTGATAACCATTACGAGTATCTACTACCCAAGATGGTGGAACTGGAAAACTATTGATCTTGTCCAAGAACCGTTCTTTGTGCTTCATTACAACACTAGGCTTGAAATACTTGCCTTCATCATCACGCCCAGCATCCATATCGCAGAAACATGCGGCTATTTGATTTATGGCATATTGCTTACGTCCACCATTAATATAGAAGTAAGCATCAGAACCTTTCTGGTTTGCTTCAAGTACATCTTGGAACATTGAAGTATGAGCCATACTACTAATCTTCTTGCGAGGATTACCATTATAGCAAAAGATATGCTGTTGACGAAATGATTGAAAAAAATCCACCGCCACAGATGGACTATTGTTTTTGTCAAAAGGATTAAAACCCAAATCGCTACTGAAATTTCCCATGATAAATCTTCCTTACTGCACTTAACTCAAAATCAAAAGTTGGTTGTCTCTGGGGCAGAAAACACTTCTACCAAAAGCAGCGACACTAATCTAGTTGCAGAGGATGCGGCGGGATCGAACCGCCTTAGCCCAAATTGCTCACCCATCCAATCACAGGGAATCACAGACTATCAATATTCATCATCATCATCATAATCATCATCATACTGATCCCAGTAGTCCTCATCGTATTCATCATACAGACTACCTTCGTCCTCATGGTAATCATCTTCACCAAACTCGCTCTTGTAAAGAGGCTTGAGAAGTTCACCTTGATATTCTCCGACTACTTCATATCGACAGGTACGAAGTTTCTCGCAGTTGCAATCACTAGGAACACTAACTACATCTGCCGGATTAATCTTAACGATCACAATTCTATCGTTGTTTTCTACGCTGCCATAACTGGCAACATAGTTCAAAGCACCAGCATGAAGTCCGTTAGAACATCCTACGCTACGATTATCGTCAACCTTGGCTCGACGCATTTCACAGACGTTGCCAACATGGTTGTCGAAAGCTCCTCTGTACTTATCCATGTAGTCACTACGAACTGCCTTATAGGCGAGGAAATGTCCATCCTCAGTAATTGGCAGATGTTCATGCTCAAGGAAATCGTACAACTCTTTCTGACTCTGCATACTAGGGTTGCTCATCAAGTTGTTCAAGAAATTTACGAGAGGCTGGAACGGTAGACCCTTCTTCATAAACTCTAGAATACGCTGGCTAATACTGCCGTGGACTTCTTCGCCCTCAAACAATACCTTGCCATTCTTGACCTCTACCAGACCGTCGCTAAAATTTGCAACTGCCTTTTCAAGATCAACCAGTTCCAACAACTCATCTTCATTTGCTGTTGGTAGTGCTTCCAGAATCATCTTGTAGTTAGTATGTTCTGGCAAAACTTGGTGAGCCTTGTTCTTGAGGATCACCGTCAAATTTCCATCAACCCACATAAAAGGAACGCTCATTGTTAATTACTCCTGTGATAGAACCTTTTCAAATCAACTTTCCCAAATCCCGACGCAGACCATCTGCATCGACAGTTTTGTACCACTCTGGCGTATAGTAGCCATCTGTGCAAATCGGCTTGTCTGGATTAGCCTCGCCAACGTGTCCACTACTACTATCGTCCATTCCTACAATATACTTGAGCAGAGGTGAGTTGTCAACCTGTGCTTTAAGATTTTTTCTGATGACCGTGATATCTTGCAACTGATGCTTTCTTTCACGAATACTTTTATCTGAAATTTTTAGAGCATCAGATATAGTGTCGGTAAAATTGCCCAGAGCATTTACGGTTTCTGTATACTTTTCATAGACTTTCTTAATCTTTGCCGGATCAAGACCATTCATACCATACTTTGCGAGAATAGTTGCAATATGTGCATTAACATCGCCTTGCTTAAAGTTTCTGAATCTAGTATCATCTGGAATCATCTTACCAAAGAACCATATAGCCATCCAGTTATCCATCACATCACACAGACTCTTGTTATTGATGTGACTACGATACTCTAGACCATAAATGTTCAGCAGGGTTGCCATAATTCTTTTATCACTAGCACTAGAACTTCTCCAGTTATATCCAGACCTATCATCTACGGTATTCAATTCGTCTCTACAATAATCTATTACTTGATGATATCCGTCAATTTGCTGAGATATATCCTTGCTAAACTTCTCGATCTTTTTTGCAAACCAAGTATCGAACTTGACTAGTTTAACGCCTTGCTTTTGGAGTTTGCTAAGTGCAGACTTCTTGATAGCAAATACATTTTGATTTTTAAGTAGGGGATGCAGAGGACTACCCTCTTTTGTCATGGCTCCATGAATCGCAAAAATACTAGACTGACCATCATCTACAGCATATCTTGTGATAGATACATACAGAACGGGATTATCGGCGAGGTTATCTGCAAGATCATCAGACAGTTCTTTAAGATAATCTGAAGCATTAAGGCTTTTACCAGACAGTCTCTTACAATCATCTGTGCAATCCTTCGATCCTTTGATAATAAATACTTCATCCTTACTGATCGTTCCTGTAGAACCACGCTTCTTTCCAGAGGTTCCAGTACGCATCAGACTACGATAGTCAGAAACTTTTAGAACCCTGTCTGCTCCACCGATATCTTTAATGAGTTGATCAAAACCCTTGTCGGATTCCTTATGATCATCACTATCAACCATAAGATATGCCATACAGTCATTCTGGTTGCAATACTTGGTGACTATCTTCTTGGCAGATTCAGCACTAGCGGTATCGGCCCTGAAGAATGTTAGCGGGCCACTCTTGGTTTTACGATCCCAATAGTAGTTTCCCTTGCCTTGCAAAGTTTCACAATGAACTTTGTCTGTAAGATAAACCAGTCTACGAGAACGATAGCCTGCCGACCTAAAATTGATAGCATACAACTGCTTACGCTTTGCAAACTTATATTCTAGATCAGTACCAGACTTTAATGTATGCACCTTGCCGTCTGGATCAGTCCAGTCAGCACCAGCAGTCCACCCACCAGCAAGATCACTCAACTTATAATAGGTAGTATAAGCATCGACCAGACTATCACACTCTGCAATCTTGGTACTCATATCAGCCTTGAGTTGCAGGTAAATAGCAGAGGTCTTTTGTTGTAGAATCTTAATCACATCCTTAGTGTACTGCAAACCTTCTCGACTAACATCCATCTCTAGTTCACCAATATCAAATTGGATTTCTAGATACATACCTTGGCTGACAATTTCTCTGACTAGATTCTTCCAGTTGTCAACGTCTGCCCGTTTGAAAGCACGGTTCCAGCGTTGAATATTGTCACTGACTTCTTGCTCCTTATCTTTATCTCCGATAACTTTAGAGGGGTCTACTGGATAAGCGATATTACCCATGATAGCAACAATACTGGTTCCAATATTATTGTATTCATTAGGATAATAACTGCCACCATTTGATGTAATCTTTCCGATCCTCCAACCTTCACCCTCGATAATATAATTGTGGCGAGAGTAAGAGTTGTCATTAAGAGTAGATAGAGTACCACCCTCAATAATCGGCTTCATCTTAAAGTAATGAAAGACCCTCATAGCCTTTCGACTAAACTCATCAAAATCATACTGCTTGACTGCAAAACTAATCTCAAGACCATTAGGCTCATTAGTTTCAGTGACTCCAAACAGGCTAAGACTAGGAACACCATCTTCGTCCATAGCCGCTATATAGTTGTACGCTTTACCATTGTGGTAAGAGGTGGTACTAAAACTCTTAGTATAAGCAAATGGACTCTTAGACCCAAGACCAAGACAACCAACAAAATCGTTGCTGTTGTTCTTATTACTGGCCCCATAAGTTGTGTAGAGTTCTTCCATGTCCTCTTGAGAAAGTCCCGTACCATAATCCCTCACGGTAAAATTAGGGTTAGCCATAGTAGGCAGAATTACTTTAAACGGTTGATTATTGCCTGCTGCAATGTGAGCGTCATAAGCATTTGTAGACAGTTCTCGCACAACTGCCATAACCTTATCGGAATAAAGAGAGTCCGAAAGGATTTTAAACATTTTGCTAGTCTGGGCAATCGTGAACTGATTGTTTGAGTCAATGCCCCGACTGTGAATCTCAACGGTACGATCTGCAAGTTTCATCTGTGATTCTCCAAAAAGGTCAAACTGTCCTGTGATAGCCTAAGTATACCATCGGCTATCCAGCTTGTCAAGCGTTAATCTAAATTATTCGCTGTCGTAATCTTCGTAAAAGTCTGGTGTAAAATCCTCGTCATCATATGGATTCCATTCTTTTCCGTAAATTTCTTCATCTCTTTGTGCTTGTTCTTCAATAATTTCCGCAGCATCAAATATGATCTCAAATTCTTGAATTTTTTCTGTTAATTCAGCAATTTCTTCATTAATTTTAGTGATCATATTCTTTATGTCGGATAAAGATTTCTGATTTTCAAGCAGGAGTGATATGATTGTATTAGAATTTTCCATATTATTTTCTGTATTCTTTGATATCCCCATTTTCGACAATCTTTTTATCTTCGTATGGAGATGCTACCCTTCTATAAAGTTCTTGTTTGATATTTTCTAATACACCAGTTATCATAGCAATATTCTTGTAGGAGATATTTTTCATAACCCCCATAATCACCCTAGAAAAGCAATAATTGATACGTCCAAGAAAGTTACTAAAATCTTGTGGATTGTTCAGATGAACCCTAGTATCAGATATACATCTTACCATTTGATAAATACACCCATCTAATTCCTGTCTTTCTTCTTCATTAATATAAGGCATCAGTTATTCTCCTAGCTAGAATATATTGTTGAACATTCGCAAGCATAAACATTGCAATATGGGCATTTTGGCCCCGGTTCTTCATATCCCCAAGCATTAGCATAGCCTTGAAAACTTTCTTCTCCAGTATCTATACACACCAGTTTGTTGCGACCTCTATGTTTAATATAGCCCACATTCGTCCAGTGGCAATCCCAAAATTTTATGCTAGTATGCTTATAGATTGCGTCAACTAAATTTTGTAACTTAATTAGCGGCTGATCTGTCTCGTCAAGCATTTCTGCTTTTTGAGTAACAAATCCCCACTCTGTTACGGTATCTTTGGGGTTCCAGTATTTTAAAAGTTCTGGATCATAAGAATATGGGATTTTACAAATACCTGAATACAATTTGGGGGCAAGATTGAACTTAGATAGTTTTGATTGAAAACTCCAAGCTGTTTTAGCTTTAGATTTATTTTTGAAGTTTTTAAAACCTAAATTTTTATGCCCCCGAATTGGTAGAAAGTCACAAGACCCTCCAGAGTCGCACCAACTCATATCAACCAAATAGTCGTTATTAATCATTGTTAATTTTCAATATCCACAAATAGTTATTTTTTTCTTCATCAAAATCGTTATCATTCACTATCGCAATAGTATTAGCGTCAATAAAATCCATGCCTTCTAATTTAAGGCCAGTAATCTTATCGCTTTTCCCATTAGAAATATCATGAGCCATTTCTGGTAGAATATTTTCAAGTGAAGCAAACAGTGCTTTCTGTTCATTTTTTGTGTTAAACAGGAATAGTTTTGCTGGAGTTGTGTCGCTTTGTTCTAAAGCTAAAACGCAGTCTTTATTATAGCGACTCATACAACATATCTTACCATCCTCAGTATCTTCTTCAAGCGTGTAGTTTAGTCTACGATCAACAATCTTAGTTTTTAGATTAAAGATAATGAATGGTATAATTCTATCGCCTTCATCGACAGGACTCTGTAGCATAGTCCACAAATACTTTTCATCTTCACTTAATGCAACCGCTTCAAATCCACGGTTATCTCTATGGTGAGATAATGGGGTGTATCTTTCTCCGCTACCGTTAAATATGATAGAAGGCCCATATTCTTCTGTAACAATAAATGAGCCATTTCTTTTGCAAACAATACCCTCTGGATCAACACCGTCAACATCTGGTAGAATTTGCTTAGTCCCATCTGCATTTAAAATTTTCTTAACCTTATCGCTATTCGGTTTTCCGTTGCAGTCTCCATTCTGTCCTTTAATATTTATGTAATCGCCCAGTAGGAATGTTTGAAGATATTCATTCCATCCAATTCTAAATATTCTAGGTTTAAAGTCTGGAGATAATAGAGTGCGAAATTTACCTTCTGGAGTTTCTATTTTACCATTAGGCCCACGATCAGTAATGATATAAAACTGCGTATCCGATATTGCAATAAGATCGCTAATGCCTCCAAGTTTAACGTCCTCAGATATTGTTATGTGTGGTATGATATATTTTTTAGCGATAGTTACCGATGGTTCAGCGTAGCAGTTTCCCACCACACTGAAACACATCAATATAAATAAAATACTTCTTATCATTATGCTTTCAATTTTACAGTAATGTTCTGATTATCTTCACCTAACGTAATAGAAATGTCAGAATCACCTTCTCCAATTTCACGATATTTTGCTGGAACATATCTAATAAGTTTACGTTCCGTTGCTGAATTGTATCTGAATACCAAATACACTTCGTAGTCGCCTTGAAGTACTACTTCATTACTGTCTACTTCAAAACTACCATCCTTATCAATATCAGCCAAGACGGTTCCACTAGCACCTTTTGCTTTGAGTAGAATTCTTCCACCTTCTAGGGGTTTTCCTTTAGGTAGTAGAACTTTACCCTCTATATTTGCTACTGGTTTAGGAACTGTCTTACCAGAACCACATCCAGCCAATAGTATCGACAGAAAAGTAAAGATTACAATAATGGTTCTCATAATCAATATTCTCCTGTCTGTTGACCGTCTGCTCTGGTGATAATAGCAGCCATAACATATAGATCAATATTTTCTGCAAGAGTTCTTGTGGAACCATCAGCAAATGCAGCGTTCATAACGCTAGGATGAAAACTATATGCTTCGCCATCGTTAATGCCGTTGAATGGCATCACACCGCAATTATTGCACTTGTCACCGTTTGTGTCAATACCGTGCAACTTAAACGGCCCTAAAGAGTCTGCCCATGAAATACACTGATTAGTGTCGCCAGTAGCAGAATTCTTACCATTAGATGCTTTATAAGTATCTGGACGAGAAGCACATTCTACAATTAATAATGAATGGGAAAGTCCATCAGTAATTTGTGCAACTCTAGTTTCTGCATCTTTTACAAGAACACCATCACAAACTGGCCCCTTATTCTGATATACATTATTAGTGTTTGGAAATACCTTATCTTTAACACCAGTAAATACTTCGTAATCAGTATACCCAAAATTATCTGGGTCTAAACTTGGAGCAGCACTATCGCTATCTCTAGTTGGCCCATCAATACTTGCATAACCACCATTAGGAGGTAATGCTGTTGGACACTTAAAAATGCTAGGCTGTTGAGCAACTGCTGCTGTATTCTCCCACCAGTTTTTATCGAAATCATACTGATTGGCAATACTGCTTTCTTCCATAAAGGCTACAACAAATGCTCTCCAGCTATGCTCTTTACCTGCTGGATTAGCTTTAGTAGGTGCTGTGGCTGAGTCAACCGTATATGCCGCACCGGGGAAATACTTTCTAGCATCTAAACAACTGTGCATTGCCAAGCCCTGTTGTTTTAGATTATTTGAACAACTCATTCTTCTTGCAGATTCTCTGGCTGATTGAACCGCTGGTAATAAAAGTCCAACTAAAACACCAATAATAGCAATAACAACGAGCAGTTCGATTAAAGTAAAGCCTTTATGGTTTTTCATTTGGGTATCCTTGTTATGGTAGGAATTAAGGCAGGAGACTCACATTGAGTCTTGAATTGATACCCTATTATACCCATTTCGGCAGCGTGGGGATGTTAGAAGTTTGTTAGGATCAATAAGAGTAAATATCTACCTTATTTCCGGTCAATTCTTCTAAAAAATTTGCTGCTTCCTGCACATTATAAAAATCAGATATAGCTTTTCTCTTTTTGAAATACCCATCTTTAAATAACGCAAACACTCTATAGAATGGTTGATCAATAGCTTCTTCATCTGTGTTGAGAAATTCTTCTGCTGTTTTTACTTCTTCAATAATTGTACCACCATTATAATCTGGCAATTCTCTCATAGTTACTATCTCAAAAGCCTTGATGATAGATTTTTCTGAAGTATTTAAAACATAAGCATTACACAGTCTGTTCGATTTGCTCGTCATCTTCTATTGTCCTTGCTGTGCTATCTTCAAGAAATTTATCATACCCTAAAAAGACTTGGCTCGTAATCACGCCCATCCCACTGATGAGCGTAACCACGATGCCACATATAAAAAGTGACATATCATCCATTGAAATAATTCCCCAAGCAAAGAATACTAGGAACCCATAGACCCACAAAAATACCTTGCTCCTTAGCAATGGCAGGATCACCCAAAAACCATAGTCCGACACTAAGGCAAAAACTAGCAAATGCCGCAACCACAAAATAACTCTTGCTATTCATAATCTATCTTTCTGGTTAAAGTTAAAAATCAAAAAACAAAACTGTTAGTATCTGTAGACGTTTTGGTGTATATGTATTGTACCGTCTGCCTGTTCGTTTGTCAAGGAGATAGCATGAGAATCAAATATACCAAAGAATTAATTGAAAATATATGTCGTGAAAGTTCCAGTTATCGTCAATGCTTAAATAAATTAGGACTCAAAGAAGCCGGTGGAAATTATGCTTGTATTAAAAAGAAAATCAAAGAATACAATATTGATATCTCTCATTTTCATCATAAAGCATGGAACAAAGGTAAAAAAATTGGACCAAAAAGATCTTTGGAAGATTATTTATCAAACAAACAAACTATACAAAGTTGGAAACTTAAAAACAGACTGCTAAAAGATCAAATTTTTAGTCATAAATGCTGCAATTGTAATCGCACTATGTGGCTAGACAAAAAAATACCTTTAGAACTACATCACATAGATGGAAATAATTCAAATAATAATCTAGATAACTTATCTTTATTATGCCCTAACTGTCACGCATTAACTGATAATTATAGGGCTAAAAATAAAAAGTAGGGCTGATGCGATTCGAACGCACACTTTCAAAATTTTAAGTTTTGTGTCTCTGCCTGTTGGACTACAGCCCCAGAATCACTATGATTCAGAATGATGGGCTTTTAGTCTACGAACAATTTCTACCATATTATCAATGTTGTCAATACTTTTGATTGGCTTTTTCCTTTGCATTTCTGGTAGAGTTTCTCCACGTTCTGCTAAGGCTTTCTTAACCCTAGAATATCGTGCCATTGTTGATGCAATCTTTTGTCCTGTTTTTTCAGCAACCTCTGCGTAGGTACTGCTAGTATAAACAGCGGTCAGGAAATCCTCGTCGCTACAACGTACCCTGTTTTGCTTATTGGTCATAATCACTTCTGCCATTGTGTCCTCCAAAAATTAAAGCTAACGAAACATATCCTATTCTAACACATACTATCGGTTGTGTCAATGCAAAAATTTTAGTTTTTATTGGGCGGTAATGGCATAAAAATACCCAATCCCAGATAAACCCAGAAAAAGATACTGCCGCTAAATATAGCAGCAGTTATGAATCCTACTCTTAGTAGCGTTACATCAATACCACTACTGTCAGATAGTCCTGCACAAACACCAAAGATCATGCCTTTGTCTTTATTTTTGTAGATATTATTCATTTTCTTTTAACCACTGAGTATAAGAACGGCTATCATAACCAAGTATCTTGGATTTAATCGTACCATCTTCATTAAAGATTATAGACAGCGGTATTTTAGTTATACCTAGCTTCTTTTTTACTTCTGGATGTTTATCTATATCAACAAAGTCAATAGAATATTTATCTACTACCTGTGGATTTTTTTGAATAAAATTCTTTAACTTAACACAAGCACCGCACCAATCAGCACCGAAAACCATAAGGTCATTTGCTAATAGTGTATTAGGTATTAGTAGTACTAACAGTAGTGTTGCGTAAAATTTCATTAATATTAGTTGGATTGATTCCAACCACCAGTAGATAATATTCATACATACTAAAATTGTCTACCATTTTATACACCTATTTTTTATCTTTGGCTAATCTTACGAAACAATAAACTACAGTTAAATCAAAAACTGCCACTATCCACCATACGCTAAGAACTTCCCATATTGTATGATTCATTTAGTTTTCTTTCTAAAAATACGCTCATAGTTAATATCATATTTCTTTTTGTCTATTGGCCTTGGTTTATCACCTTTACCATTTTGACTCATTTAAGCCTCCAAAACATATGACCAGTAACGAGAATCTTCCTTACCCTGCAAGGCATCCCAGTATACACAACGAGCAACATATGATGGCACTTTAAGTTTGCCACAATTTACACTCCAATGTTGTTCCATACGCTTATATTTTTGAATACCTTGCTTACTCTTATTATAGGTAAGATGTTCCATGTTGTAAAGGCGAAGTTGATGAACGTCGCCACATAAAACCCTGGCTTCATTTGGGTGAATCATCTCAAGAGCAAAACTAACCTTAGCCATTCCAAGACCCATGATTTTATTCACAATCTCATCACGCTTTTTAACGTGATACTTCTTAGTAGTCAGGTAAAAATCTTTAGGATTTGCCCAGAATTGCGTAGCAAAATCCCAGATATACTTGGTACGATTATTGTGAAGTCCTACGCCTGATGCTGCGAGTTTTTCTCGCAAAGTTTCTTTGTTGTCGATCCATTCTTCGTAGTTCTTAATGGCATTGTAGCCGTAGCAATTCCCCTTCCAACTAGTATGAACAGAGCAGTAAGCAAACAAATAACGCCTAAAAATATCGCCGTGATTCTGTGGTCGTACACTCTCCCAGTACTCCTTATATGCTGAAATCTTTTCTGTAGGAAATGTTGCAAAGAATTCATCTGCTCGGCTTCTGCAATAGGTGGTTTTCTTAACGGGCTTGTCCAAAATGGTTTCCATGATAGTCTCCAAAAAAGTAGCAATTCCTGTGATACGTCCCATTCTACACTACTAGTATCGGCTTGTCAAGAGAATTTCTTTAGTGCTATCTGTCTCGATGGTCATACCACCACTTGGTTTCTTCCCAAGTTGGCATATGATCAAAACACCCCAAAGGTTCTTGGTTAACTTTCTTGCCTCTCATCCAAACGCAATATTTATCATCAACTTTCCACACTTCTACAAACCAATGATAGTCATGTCTATATGTTGCATACAACTCATCATTCACGGTTTCCATGATAGTCTCCAAAAAGTAGCGATTTCTGTGATACGTTCAATTCTACACTACTAGTATCGGCTTGTCAAGAGCGTTTACTGTAGCCAACTTGTTGCTCCATACCCCAATCAATATTGTCATTGATTATTTTGGCTATTTTGGGTTGTACGGGATGATGCTGCTTTGGTTTGGGTTTAAGATAGTTTTTATTAAACGATAAATTATAGGTATTAGATATTTCTTCTAAAAATTCATTATGGTTTACGCATAAGTCTTCATATCGTATCAATTTATAGTATTGAGCCAATTGTGGCATCTTATCAAGCAAATATTCTAGCTTAGTCTTTCTAAGTTCAAAAATATTTTTATATCTTTCACCAGTTTTCCAGTTGCGATCACCTAAAACTTCTCGACCATAAGTAGGTGAGCTTTTTTTATGGTCAATAGAATACCATTCTCCAAGTAGGAAATTGTCTATTGAATAATTAATTGGAGGAACATGATGTTTCTTCTTGAAAAGAGCGATAATCCAATCATAAGGATCACGCACAATACCCAAGAACAAAGTATTTTGCCCCTCTTTCTTAATGTCTTCACTATTAAAACCAAACCAATGTTTCCAACCGTAATTTTTTGACTGAGATATACTAAAAGCTGGGTTTTCTTGTTTGTGATAAAAAGAATTGCCTGTAAGAATAGCTTGCAACAAATTTGTGCCGCTATTGCGTTCGCCGTAAATTTTGAAGTTTTTTATGCTCATGTCACTCTAGCTTCCCCATAAAGATACTTAAATGTAGGAAACCTTAATGAAATCCCGCCGTCTTGGTTTTTGGTTTCTTCAAAATATTGCACTTGAATTACCATACCCTTGATTTTGTCTGGATTCTTATAGAAATCTTTTCTTTGGTCTATACTAAATCCACTACCAACCCTAACATCATGTCCTTTGTGTTGAATATAAACACAACTGAGCATATCTTCCTCACACTCTGCACCATCTTTCACATACCTAAAAGGCCCATTCTCTACCCCTATAACCTCGTATTCATCATCGTGGAAGGCTTTATATTTTAAAAGGTCTTTAGACCGCTTGCCTTTATATGGGGCGTTTTTACGAAGCATTACACCTTCCCATCCAACCTTGTTGCTTTTGGTGATCCACTCTTGGAAGTGTTCATCATCCCTAACTTTTTCTTGTTCTAGAATACTCAAGCATGGACACTCATTATCTTTCAGTAAGGTTTTAAGCATATAAAGACGCTTAGATAAATCTGCCGATCCTTTCTTGGTATTGAATTCCGCAAGAGTTAAGCAGTCAAATACTTTATATGAGGGATTCTCGATTGTATGATCCTTCTTGCGAAGTTGTTTCATAATGCCTTGAAAATCTTCATTACCATCTTCATCAATTAGACATAGTTCCCCGTCAAGAACAATATTAGATAAACCGAGGCTTGCAATACCATCAGCCACAACACCCAATGTAGTAAATTGTTTTCCTGTTCTGGAGTAGAATGAAATATTGCCGCCAGTATCAACAATACAAATACATCTAACACCATCAAGTTTGCGAGATACATACCAACCATCCTTCCAGGCTACAATATTCGGATCATATTTATCTGCCAGAGCAACACTAAATTCTGGGATAAGATTAGGGATTGCCTTGTTGATAATCTTGTCGCCAGCCCTAGTCTTTAAATCCTTGTCGATGATACAGTGAATGAGTTCTTCGTATTCTGGAAATTTTTCCACAAACGTATTGACCGCACCAATGGCATCGTGACCAGTAATCTGACGATCTTTCAATGCGTTCAGCAGAAAGAAAATATCTCCGAAATCTTTTCCTCTGAGATGAGATTTCTTCTTGAGATTATCGCTAGTGACATTATATTGCCAGAGAGGGTGGTATGTATATAGAAGAATATTCTGGGTAAATTCTGCAACTTCTTGCCTTACGCCAGAACACTTTTCGTCTACAAAACAATAGTCCTCAATAATGCTCTGTTTATCAATAGTGCTGCTTGTAGCCCTAAGATCACGCACCATGCCCCAAACATATTCAAAATTGCTTTGCATCTCTAAATCCTGTGTCCTGTGAATCCTGTCTCTCTCAGTATATCCTATCTATCGGTATCTGTCAAGCGTAATCTTTAGTTCTGTAGAGATTCTATTTTAGATGACAAAATTTCTTTTTGCAACTCTGCTGTTTTGAGTTCGGTTTTTAAGTCATCAATGTCTTGTTGAGCAATAGTATTTTTCACTATGCTGTTTGCCTTTTCGTATCTGTTGATTTTAACAGTTAAGTTATTTGTGATAACTTCCTGTTGTTTCAATTCTAATTTTAGTACTTTTAATTCTGTTTCTTTACTCATGGTGATTTATATATGTTTTGAAATTTTTCCATTCTATTTTTTAGATCAAGCCAATCATTATGGTCTGTAAAACTTTTGTTTAATTTGTTGACAAGAATTGATCCGGTTTTAGGAAAAAAAGCGGGGATAATAGAATGAATAATTAAAAGCACTCCCGCTTTAATGCACCTAATTCCATGACCAGAAGCAAATAGTAGATGCTCCCAATAGCCCATATTATTTTCTTGGAGATGCTCAACTGATTTTTTGATTGCCATTTTGTGTACCCAACCTTTCTAAGATTAAATACACCTTTTCGGCAAAATTAAGTGGAGGCGAGGGGAGTCGAACCCCTGTCCAGTATTTAGTTCATTATACCTTCTACAAGTTTATCTTGCTCATAAGTTTTAAGAAAGAATAAAGAACAAGCAACATTCTTCTTTCCGATCAACTGTATCTCAGGTTAAACCCCCGTTGAACGAGTTTAACAGCCGAAGGATTTTACAACAATCTTTTGGACGCTACCTTCATCGCTTCCGAAGATTGTCACCGCTATACTAAGCGGCGAGTGCTAACTGAGTTTCGCCAGTTAAAGCGTTTTTAATCGACTTTTTAAGTGGCCTGTCGATCAACCACTACTTGCTAAATATAAATCTTCCAAACCTGTCGAAACCTTTACGCCCCCTTATATTACTCTATCTTTTGGTGCTTTCTCGTAATACTCTATACCCCGTCTTATAATTACTGGATATTTTTCTTTTTTAAGTTGTTCTATTTGTCTACATTGCACTTGAATTACAGAACACGCTACACCAAGTAAACCCGCAACAATATAGGTTATGGGATGTAATTTATTCATATTTTTCTCTGATATAAATAATTCAAAAGTTTAACTGCACCTTCATATGAATCGCCTACAGATCCAGCAGCGTTATTACATTCCCAGCAAACCCAACCTCTAAACTTAGTAGTATTAGGATAATGGTCGCAGGCCCATTTGTTAGGTATTTTATTGCAGCACTCGCATCTTTCTGGTTTAGCTGGTGCATTTTTCTTAACAGTTTTTAATTGATCTTGATAGGTCTTAAAACAATCTCTACACTTAGAATATAGTTTACCTCTATCAAGAAAGAAATCGTCGGTGCTTTTTTCAAGATTACAGATTCTACAAATTTTAGTGGGATAGGAAGCCATACTATCTATATCTAGATTGTGAGATATACCCTTGGCTTTAATGGGGCCACTAAAACCTGTAAATTGATTATCGCCTGCTAGACTTGCGAGTAGTCTTACGGGCGATTGCACCATAGCGGGTTTCACCCTGTCGGCCAGTAGTTCTGGTGACAGAATATCCCTGAGAATGTAGGGCTGGCTTGATATCGCTAATAGTAGCCCTCAAATTACCAACATCAAACATACTTGATGCACTATCTTGGCTAAGAGTCTTTCCCTTACAAAGATAATTAATAACACGATCCTGCTTAGTCATCAGCAAAACCCTTTCAAATTGTGGCTTTCCTAAGAAATAAGATTTTTGTCGCCACTTACAAAAACCTTAACGACGTTAATGTATTATAGCAGATTGGGCTGGAAAGTCAAGACCTATCTTAGAATATCCCAATCTGAAAACAATATATTTAGATTACTGAATCTGCACAACGGACAAGCATATCGGCATGGGTCTGAAAGTCCGTTATCAATTCTGTTCTTGTATGTAACGTAATAACCTTTTTCATCCTTACATATCACCTTGTCTTTAGGTACGTTGTGGTTTTCTGCTTCAGAATCTATATCTACTACCATGCTCTTATGGCTACCGTAAGGACTAGGCGTTTCAATAGTTCTTACATTATCTTTATCTTTATGTTTTTGTGGCATTTGTTCTCCAAAAAGTGTCTAACTTAGATTACACCTTTTGGTTTTCTTGGCGTTACTTTTGCCAGCCTGTGTTTTGTTTTCCAAATTTTAGTTTCTGGACACTGTTTGTCTCTGCCCATATAAATATGGCAATATCCACCTTTAGCAGAGTAGGCAATTATACCTTCTTCATCAAGACGAACAACGGTATACTTCCCACGATAACCCATAGGAATAAAATCGCAACCCTTAACATAATATGGGCCTCCGGTAGATTTAATGGTATCTCCAACCTGCAACTCCTTCCAATTGAAGTTTTTGATAAGTCTGGTTGTTCTTTTTTCCTTGCTTTGAACCGCAAAAACAAAAGGATGATTGCACTCTGGACACATATATGCTCTTGGGCCTGTCAATGTTCCGCATTTCTCGCAAGTCTTTTTTCCCTTTGGCATCGTTTGATTTCCTGTGAGTAAGTGATTTCCTCTAGTATACCATACTTATCGGCATCTGTCAAGTCAAACTTTAAGCAATCTAATCTTTTTCTTTTTCCTGATCATTTTCTCTGTCATTTTTGTGATCTTGAATAGTGTCCCACAATTCCTGCTCAATACTTGGTAGAGGATATTTTTTAACGGTATCTTGCACAGGTCTATCATTAGACATTGAAAACTTTACTGGTTCTTTCATAGCACACTCCTATTTTGATGCTAGTAAATATAAACCAATATTTGAGAAAGCATAACCAAAATAAGCTATTGCCATTCCAATATTACCCTTATACATCTGCTCCAAACTAACATAAAAATACACCAAACCAGTTAGTCCGATTAACCATCCACTCATACTGGTACTTCTCCAAGAAATTTAGCAATAGCTTTGTCTTTCATTTTTAGTTCCATGTCAACATCAAAATCTAGATCGTAAGTATAAAAGTCATTGACGGCATAATCTGCGTGTTTACGAGGATTAGGATGGTCTGGAATATTTTCGCTGTAATGAAACAATGGTCGATATCCATGCCATGTTTCATAACAAGCAGTAATAGCCTGTTCTTCAGTCCATCCGTCTGGATGGCAAGCATGGTGCAGATAGTCGAATGTGATAGGTATGTTGGTCTTGGGGTGAAAATCTTCTACTAGCTGTTTCACAGACCAGCAATTAAGTTTATCATCATTCTCAATAACAAGACGATTGCGACAATTATCGTTAAGTCTATTGAAATTATGTATAAATCGTGCCACCACCTCATCGTTGCTTCCTTGCCGATTATTGATATGTAAATTCATCGGACAATTATAATCGGCTGGACAACCTATGCTGTCAAGGAAATTTGCGTAAAAATTTAGTTCTGTAATAGTTCTATCTACTGCATCTTGATTAGGAGATGCAAGTACATTAAATTCACTTGGATGACAAGAGATACGAATACCTGTGTCCGCAATAGTCTGTTTGATATTCTCTATTTCTTTTTGAATGAGATTGTATTGAGGCAAGTCAGTAAGAGAAATATTAGCAGCACGATAGGTAATAAGAGGAAATAGATCACTACTGATCCTATAGCAGTAATTATTCCTTGCACAGTGCTGAATGGTAGCATGAGTCACCTGCATATTGTTAAGAATACGAGAACCTAGAATATCCAAAGCCTCGCTGCGAGGTAGTGCAGAGAAGCGTTTGTAGGTCATTGTTTGAAACTTGAGTGGTTCGTCAAGTTCTTGCAAGTCGAGTGATATACAGCATAGGCCAAGTCGCATAGCTTCCTCCTGTCTGCCATTATACATGATTTATCGGCAGTTGTCAAGCATATCTTTAGTCCCAATTTAGTTTTGTGTTAAGAAATTTTTCTAGCTGAGTATTTGAAGAACGATAAAGCTCGTGTAGATTATCAGTAAAGTCTTTAGTGATATCTGATTTAACATCTACAAATTGTTCCCAATCAGAAGATTGATTATACTCTAGTTTTTCGTAACCATTAAAATTACTTATACCTAAAAAGTTTTCTATGGTATGGATAGTATTAATGTTGTCTTGCTTGAATTTACTGTATTCAAGTAGCATTATAGAGCAGTTTAAATTATCTGATAAGTTGCAAATATGTTCATAATACATACCACAATTTATCTCCTTTTCAAACATTTTAAAATGTGTATCATTTATATCATACTCTTTATTTTGCCACTGTTGTATAGATAGTCCCAGTCCAGAGAAGTTATTCTCAACAAATTGTTCTGCCCAGCTTATTGACGATAAAAAATTATCGTATAGACTCTCATCATTGACAATTCTATAGACTGCTCTGAAATGCTTATATAAAGATATAAACCGTTCTACTGGATTTCTAAGTACAATAATAAGTTTGGGTTGTTTATCCAGATTCTTTTTTAGTCTTTTTGTCGCCCTCTCGTTACTAAAATACGATGTACTGGCTTCAAATTTTTGTTTATCATTTTTTTCAAATAGATTATTATACCACTCTAAACCATTAGTATAGTTTATAGAGAAAAAATGAGGCTCTTTAATATTACATGGACTCAACTCAGGATGTTGAGAAAGCATATGAAATAAAGAAGTAGTGCCACATTTAGGTGGGCAGAAAATAAAAAAATCAGTTACCGCTTTTTGGCTCATTATTAGTTGGTGGTTGAAGAATAGAGTTTAATGCTTGCAGCTTACTGGTATTAGTTTCAAGTATACTAACATACCTATCAAGCACATCTAAAATGTCTGGATGTTCTCCAACTCCAACAGCATTATTAAGATATAATTCTATTGTGGCTATTGCTTCATCTATTCTGGCTTGATATTTGCTTTGTAATGCTCTAGCGAATCTGTTCATTTAATTCTCCTGTTATTGAATAAGTAAATTCTAGTTGTCTACTATCTTCTGGAATAGATATTTCTTCTCCAGAATTTAGCATAGATTGGGTGTTAGTGATTGGTGTTTTTTTATAGTCTGGAGGTAACGGTATGATATCTTTTAAAGCATGGTCATATGGCATCCAATGTGAAACTTCGTCACTATCTAAAATACCATGATGACTACTAAACTTATGTGGACTAGAGTATTTACTTTTTAGGTAATGATACTCACCTCTAAATATTCCAAGAAAATCACAAAAATAATAAACCTTTTGACCATCTTCGGGTTTTTGTTCTTTTACGCTAAACCATTTTCTAATCATCTAATAGTCCTTCATCTAGTTCTAAAAGATCATCTTCTTCATAATAAGCAGCTATATGTTCTACTGGTTTTGGTTGCACGATTTGCGGTTGTCGGTATATCAATGAATCATCTTTCTCGAAAAATAAAGACATAATCATGCTACCACTTCCTATAGTAAACAACAGAGCAATAATCGCAAGTGATGCAAGTCCTATTTCCATACTGGTTGATATACCCATTCTACTCTTGGTTCATAATGATAGGTTCTGTGTCTACAGAAAAGACCGTGCCTTTCTGTTACCACAAGATGATTAACTGAGTAAGGAACCCAGTCATACATAATCATTAATGGTCTGGTATAAGTAGAATAGGTTACAGATGGTACTACTGGTACTTCTACTACTGGTTGAGTTACTGGTACTGGTTTAATATAAGGAACATGAGGAACCCAAGTACTTCCATAGCTAACTGTTGCAGGAACGAGGGTTAGTGCTAAAAATAATCCTAAAATCTTCATCATTTATTCTCCTGTTGTCTAAGTTCATCATACAATCGAAACGCTTTGTCTGATTCTTTGCTATTTAAGTCTCCGTTTTCAAGATAGTCTAAAAGTTCTTCTTTTGATGTTGGTGAAGGGTCTGTGTAATAATATTCCCAAGGTTTCCATCTTACTCTTTGTGGAATAATCTTTACCTCCGTTTCTCCTGTTTCAACATTTGTGTATTTGAATTTTCCTATATAGTATTCTTCTGCCAGTACGGCATCCTCCAATACTTCAAACATACTAGGTCTGCCCAATTCTGCCCAAATTCTTGTAGCACCCCAGTTCTTAACTCTTTTACAAATATCTTCGTCATATTGAGTAGGATTGAATATGTTGGTAACTGATCTTTCAATAATGCTAGATTTCCATCCAATATATTCTGCATTAAGAATAAATCCTACCGATAATCCTATCGCAACAAGTAAAAACTGATAAAATAAAGTGCGGCATACAGTAATAATAATCATAATAGTTGCCTTGGTTAGAGATATAAATAGCAATAATTATTTATACCCCGTTTTATACTTACTTCTCAGTAAGTCAGCAATTTGACCAGCGGTAAACTGAACAGTATTACCTCCCCAGAAATATTCGTTGATTAAATCTACTAGATTACCAGCGATAGGACTGTCTGTGAATAATTTTACTATTCTAGGCTTGTATTCTAGCTGTAGATAATAGTATACATCCATATAAAACATATGCTGCATAGCTCTTATCTTTGCTTCCTTTATTTCTTGTTTTCTTCTTCTGTTCACGGATTAAGCCTCAACATAGCAACAAGTTTGTTTCCTGTTCTTTCAGAATCATATTCTTTTGATAGAGAATCTGACAGAATTCTATCAACAATATCACCATTCTTTTTAAGTTTAACCTTCTTGATAATACCTTTACCATAAGTATTTTCAATGAAAGCAAAAACTTGACTAGTAAAATCTACAACAGTTTGCATATTATCCTCTTTCTATTTAGTAAGAATGAACAGTCCAAGTTGTTTCTTCAATACTTTCCTTGCCTAAAAACTTCGCAAATTTTTTACCTTCTTTTGTCATCTTGGTTTCAAATAAACCAGAAGGCTCAAACATTAGATAAAGAACATCTGTTTCAACGTCCCATCCAGATTCTCTTGAACTTTCAAAAGACCGGAAATTACATTCGGGTAAATTATCCAGATCAATGCCGACGTTTTCACAAAAGATTGTGAGGATTTTAGTGTTACGCTCACGATCATCTTCGTATCCTTCGTCGCTCATGGATATAAGATCGACTAAACCTGCTGCAAGATGATATTTGTCTTTTCTAAGAGGGAGTTTTTCAACCAGACCTTCGACCACAATATTATTCTTTATCAAGTCATCTACGATAGCATTTATGGTAGACTTTTTATCTAATTCTTTTCTGTCTAGAAAATCATCAAAACGAATAGCAACAGCACTTTCTGTATAAATATCACTACCCATGATTATCCTCCACTAAAGAGTCCTTGTAAGAGTCAAGTTGAAAACATTGTTTCAATGTATCAAACATAACATCACTGTGCATATCTAGCAAAACTGCTATTCCATTCAATGCGTTCCAGTAAAAATCAATGTTGGTATTACCGTCATGATCATCATTTATCATTCTTTCTGCTGTCATGCGAATATTGTCGGCATAACTTTTAACTTGCAGTATTTCTTGCTCAAGATCAAATCTATCTTTCATTTTAGATCCCAAGTTTCTTCTCCTGAGTTATAACCAATTACCAATCTTCCATCTAGTTCTACTATATCACAAATATACTCGTCACCAGTTTCTACATTACGAATAAAAACATCGTGATCTTCTTGTAGTAATCCTTTTTCTCTTTGTTCAAGTAAAAACTTTAACAAATCTTTCCATGTAAACTTACCAAGCATTATCTGGCCCTCCTATTTGCACGATCAAGAATACGCTTAGTCTCTGTAGCATTAGCACTACACATAACTAATTGTGGAGCAGTTTTATGTCCATAGTCCATATAACCAACTCTACGCTTTTCTGTAGAACAATGTCGGCAAACCTGAGCCTTGCCGAATTCTTGAATAAATTCAGCCCGCATAAAATCAATCTCACCCAAACAACTAACACATCGCATAAGTGTTTCCTCCATGCTTCCCATTATACAGTATGTATCGGCATCTGTCAAGAGGAACTTTAGTTTTTGTACCAATTCGTTAGAATATTTGCAACAATAAACAAATTCGTAATGATAGCCTGCAAGACAAGTATTGTGCGAACAAATGCAATACCATCACTCTGGCGATCTGTTGTGCCAGACTTCTCACCTAATGCTTTGCACCAAATTCTCCACATTAATCTAATCTTCCGCTCATCTCTGTCCATATCATAAGGTCTGCCTGAGCCAGTGTCAAACGTGGATAATGAATTTCAATAAGATATTTACATAATCCAGCCCAACCAGCGTATTTCCTTGGGTTCTGTGGAGTATTCTTTGGAACATCATCAACCCCACACTTTTCCCTCATCCATCTTAATATATGAGTATCTAGAACAATTTCGTCACAAAATTCCCTTGTGTGCAACAAGAAGAATCTTGCAGTTTTTGGCCCAACCCCATGAATCTTCATAAGATCATCACGGGTACAAGTTCTAAGATTTAATCTTGTAGAACCATACAATGCTCTGCAAATCCTATCGTATTGTCCCACTCTATTTTGCACCAAAAAATCATGGAAGTCTTGCACTCTAAAACTTCTGATAAATTCAAATGGAGTTTGATTGCCTCTTGTAGCCAATAATTTATTAACAGTCCTGCTGGTTGTGTCGCTATTTTTACCAGCAACAAGGATACAGAATATCCAGAATGTTTGCAACTCATCATCTGTGCGATTATAGTGAGTGATATTCTTTGGGTCAATAAGATCAGAGGTCATTGTCATGGTCAAAGTCCGTTAGCCAAAGTAGAGTGTAGATCAAAATGAACAACACAAGGGTAGTCAGTGTATCCATTATACTACCCTTATCGGTTGAAGTCAAGAGGCAACTTTAAGAAATAATGTCCTTAATCGGTTTTCCCCCATCCATAATCTTCACTGGTCTATCACCGGGAGCATAAAGAACATTCTCATAATCTATGCCGACTAAATTAAATACAGTAGCACCCCAATCCTCTGGTTTTACTGGATTATCAAAAATATCATCTGCAATAGCATTAGTCTCCCCATAAACCATTCCTCTTTTAACTCCACCGCCAGCCATAACTATACTAAAAGCCTTGGGCCAATGATCTCGGCCTGAATCTGGATTGATCTTAGGAGTTCTGCCAAATTCAGTACCTATCATAACCAATGTACTATCCAACATACCTCTATCATCTAGATCATTAATTAGTGCAGCAAATGCTTGATCTAATGCTGGAACATTATTTTTTATGCCGTTTTCAATATTCTGGTGCATATCCCAGCCACCATAACTTAACGTCACAAATCTACTGCCAGCCTCTACCAATCTTCTTGCCAGCAACATTCTCATACCAGCAGCATTTCTACCATAAATGTCTTTGGTCTTATCGTTCTCTTTATTTAGATCAAATGCTTCTGTAGAACTTTTATTGTCCAGCATGGAAAAAGAATGATCATAAAAAGAATTCATCGCCCTGAGATTATCACTACTCTCATTACTCTGTATGAATTTGTTGTTCACAATATTGAGTAATCGTTTTCTATCCTCAAATCTTTCTCTGGTAACACCATTGGGCAGAGTTAAATCTCTCACTTTAAAGTTTGCATCCTCTGGACTGCTACCAATACTAAATGGATTATATGCTTGGCTTAAATATCCAGCGTCAGCCCATTCGTTAGGTATTTTTGGAATAGCAATATATGGTGGAATATCATTACGCACACCTAGTTCATGGCTAACAACAGAACCAATACTAGGATATACTAATGCGGCAGAGGGTTTCCATCCAGTAAGCATATCATGCTCACCTCTTTCATGGGCAGTTTCACCATGAGTCATTGATCTAATTACAGTTATTTTATCTGCAATATCCGCAGTCTTTTTTAAGTGTTCATTAAATCTAACACCGGGAATTTTTGTGGGTATAGAATTCATAGGCCCACGATATTCAACTGGTGCTAATGGTTTAGGATCAAATGTTTCTTGGGCAGCAAAACCTCCCGGTAAATAGATATAGATAACAGACTTTGCTTTAGCATTATCTGATACTTGATCTTGTGCCTTTAGTATATTGTAATTACCTAAAGTTAATCCTATTCCACCTATGCTACCTATCTGTAGGAAATTTCTTCTTAACATTTGTTGCTCCACGTTTACCTTTAGGGATATACGGACAGTTCTTGCAGTTACCTCCACAACAACTTCCACGCCTTAATAATAATTCTCTGCTTAATGGTTGTGCCATCTATTCCCAATCTGTTTGCTGGAGATATTGTTGCAAATAATTCTTTAACCAATACAACTCCATATTACTCATAGGATGAACACTATCAATATATGTCCATACAGAAGTACCGTCATCCTTATGGTATTGACGATAGATTTCCACCGATTTTATGTCGCCATCTGAACGAATTTTGAAGTCTATATTTTTCTTCATTGTTGATACCTCCGGTGATGAAGTAATCAACAATACACCTTATCTTTCTTTTTCCTCTTTTTCGTAGGCAGCAATTAAATTTTTTAGATAAATTATCTTGTTCCTCATATATTGACAATCTAATTCTAGCTGATCCATTTGTTCATAGACCATCTGTTTGGCGGTATCATATACCTCCTGCATTAGTTCAAACTGCCTAATATTCATTACGATAAACTCTCACTCTGAAAATTTTCTACAATTATCACAAAGAG